TCAGGAGGGCCGGCGGAACTGTCGGACGTCGGCGTTCGGCCGCTTGTCCTCTTCCTCCTCCATCCGGATCGCGCTCTGCATGGCCACGATCATCGAGCGGCGGACGAACTCCGACAGCCCTTCCATCTCCCACACCTGACGCTCGTACGGGTCGCTGTACGGGTTGGTGTCCGGCGCAGGCTCGGGATGAGACGCCTCTTCCAGTTCCTCCGGAGGGCGGACCGGCAACTCGTCACGCTCGACCTGCCCAGCGAGCACCAGCATCTCGCCGACGTTGAAGCCGAGTGCCCGGCCGATCCGTCGTAGGACGTCGATCTCGACACCTTGGCCCTTGTTGACGACCCGGTTGATGATCGAGACGTGCACGTCCGCTTCGCGCGCAAATTGCGACTGCCCGCCCTTGGCGAGGTCGTAGCCGCGTCGCGTCAGCTCCTGGCGCAGCCAAGCGCCTAGCTGACCTGCCATTTTGCCCACGAGCAATGATGATAGCGCGCTGATCACTTCCCACAACATGGCCGCTGAGGGCACCGAAGCCTGACTGTCCAGGTTTACCCATGTGAAAGCCCTGATTTGTAGCGCAAAGAATCTTGACTTCCCTATTGCTTCTCTGAACAGAGAAGACTAGATTCCAGGCACAGCTTCTCTCCACAGCAAAGTTCGAGCTTCAACTAGGAGGTGCCATGGCGCACAACGTCAAGCTGCGCCGCGACGAATTCGCAGATCAGGCCGCCGCGCTCGGCCTCGACTCGCAGAGCGCCCAGGCCCGCGCCATCGGGGTCCACGTCTCCATCCACAACCGCGTCATCACCGGCAAGACCAAGGACCTGTCGGGCCCTTACGTGATCGGGATCCTCCGGCTGCTCGGCGACGACACCGTACGCGAGCAGATCGAAGCCCTCTTCGACGTGGACGAGCAGGTCGCGTCGTGAAGCGCGCCAAGAGCAAGACCGCCGACACGCAGTTCCAGCTCCCCTTGCTGCTGACCATCCCCCAGGTGTGCGAACAGCTCGGCCTCGACAGCAGGGACGCAGTCTACGACCGCATTCGCGACGGCCTCCTCGAGGCCGTGGACGTGGCCGGACAGGGCAGCACCCGCACCCTGCTGCGCGTCCCGGCCTCCGCGCTCCTGGCGTACGTCGCCAACCTGCCCCGCGTGCACAACCCCACCCCGTAAAAGCCGCGAGGCCCGACCGCTGTCACCGGCCGAGCCCCGCCGATCACATCCCTACTCGAGCGAAGGACGAGATCGTGACCATTCTCGCAGACCACACCGACACCACCAACGAGCGCACCACCATCGAGCTGGCGCCCGCCGACATCCTCGACGCCACCGACGCCCTCCAGCGGCTCGGCGGCAAGCGCATCACCCACATGACCGCCCGCGACCGGCAGGCGCTCACCATGCTCACCTACCTGAACGAGCTGCCCCCGTACCGCCGGAACTTGCTCGCGAGCTTCGTCACCGGCGAGCTGACCGGGCTGACCGGCGGCGCCGCCCGACTGATCCAGCGGTATCTGCCGGCCGTCTCCGACGAGGACCGGCGGGAGTGGCGGTCAACCCGGTATACCGGGTCCGCTCCGGCCCACCAGATCATCACCGCGCTCGCCGGGTACGCCGCCAGCCGCGCCGACGAGTTCGGCAGCCACATCCTCGACGGGGCTCTCCAGACCGCGATCCGCATCGGCCGGCCCAACCTGCCCCTGCACGAGGTGCCCGGCACCGCCAACAAGCTGATCGCCGACGCGCTCGGCGACCTCGACGCGGCTGGGCTCGCCACCCCGTCGCAGGGCAACCCGGTCGAGCGGGCGCTGCGCATCATCGCCGCCCGCGCCGCCCGCCACCACGACGCCGTCGGCGCCGCGCTCCGATGGGCGATGCAGACGCTCGCCGCCGAGATGGCGCACGCCAGCCCCACCCCGATCTCGGACGTCGAGCAGCACGCCGCCCACCAGCAGGTGACGGAGCTGGTCGAGGGGGCCCGCACCGACGACGCGTCGGATCGCATCACCGCCGCGCTCGCCACGTACGTGGACGAGCACAGCAGCGACGCCGGCGGCGGCCACCAGCGCACCATGCTCCTCGCCGCCCAGATCGCCCGCCTGTTCAACGTCACCCCGGGCCAGGCGATCGACCTGGCCAAGCACGACCCCTACGACGACCGCGTCAAGGCCGCCAGCCAGGCCCGCGACGAGGCCCTCGCCCGGGCCCGCCACGCCCGCGAGAACGCCGACTACGACGTGACCCCCGTGGCGGTGACCCGATGAAGATCCGCGACCTGCGCGACGACGACGTCGTCACCAACCCCGACTGGGCCGAAGGTCGGCCGGTCCGCGTCACGAAGCTCGGCGCCAGCGGCGTCCGCTACCAGGACTTGACCGCGCACGGCCGCGCCCGCCAGGTGGACGTGAACCCCGACACCGAGGTCACCGTCAAGGCCCGCCGGTGGGGTGGTCGCTGATGTGGATCGTCCGCCTCCCCGAGCAGCGCATCCCGTTCGGGCCGTTCACCGACGAGCAGGAGGCCCAGCGGTTCGCCGCCTTCCTGACCGCCGAGGTCGACCCCGCCGTCGTCGAGCGGCTGTGCTCGCCGGCCACCGAACTCCTCAACTGGCGCGACCACCTGAACGGCGGTGACCAGTGAGCCGCACGCCGAAGCTGCCGTGGCTGCCGCCCGGCACCTCCTCCACCTGGATCTGCCGGAAGGGCCACGTCAACTTGCGCACGACCACCACCTGCGGGAGCTGCCGGTGAGCACCTTCACCCCCGAGTACGAGGGGCTGCCGTCCGAGGACGAGATCAGCGAGTACCTCGCCAGCCTCGGCGACCCTCACGAGCACCCGTACGACGCCTTCCCCGCCCAGGCCCGGCCCCGGCCGACCTGGCGGGGCGGGCCCCGCCTCGACCACGAGGCCGAGCTCGGCTACGAGGACGAAAGGCGCGACCGTGACTAATCCCAAGCACGCCCGCGACACCGACAACGGCCGCTACTACGAGGACCCCGCCACCGGCGATCTCTACGTCAGCGTCACCAACGTCCTCAACACCCTCAACAAGCCCGCGCTCGCCCCGGCCGCCGCCAAGGTCACCGCCGAGTACTTCGCCGACAACCTCCCGGCCGCCATCCGCGCCAGCCGCAACCCCAGCGCCATGGATGCCTTCATCAAGGCAGCCAAGGCCGAGCACAAGACCGTCTGGGAATCCCGCCGCGACCTCGGCACCCGCGTGCACGCCCTCGCCGAAGCCCACGCCCTCGGCGCCCCGGCCGAGCCCGACGAGGAGGCCCAGCCGTTCGTCGACCAGTACCGGCTGTTCCTCGACGACTTCGGCGTCAACCTCGCCACCGATCTTGAAGCCGTCGAGGTGACCGTCCTCGACCGCACCCACCGCTACGGCGGCACCGCCGACCTGTGGATGCGGCTCAAGGGCCTGCCCGGCGGCCACCCCGATGGCCTGTGGCTGATCGACATCAAGACGTCGCTCACCAAGCCGGCCACCACTGTCTACCGCGACCACCCGCTCCAGCTGTCCGCCCTCCGCTACGCCGAGCTCGCGCTCGCCCCGGACGACAGCGAGCACCCCATCCCGGAATTCGTCGGCACGGCCATCCTCAACCTGCGCTCCACCAACTACGGCTTCGTCCCCGTGCCCACCAGCCGGGAACTGCACGCCGGCTTCCTCGGCCTTCTGCAGGCCTCCTACGTGCTGCACGGCCTCGACATGAAGCCGTGCAAGCCGATCAACACCCCTGCCCGCAAGCCCCGTACCAGGAAGGCAGCCGCCTGATGGGCTCCCGCATCATCACCCTCCAGCGGCAGGCGCGCGAACTCGGCCGCCTGCGCACCGGCTACAGCGTCCCCAACGACGACCCGAACAAGCGGCCCCGCGCGGTCCGCTCCCAGACCTGGATCGTCACCAGCCACGCCGAGCACTACGTGCAGGCCGCCGCCGACATCTGGGGCGGCCAGGTCGAGAAGTGGCAGCCCCAGGGCAACGGCGCCGCCCAGTGGCGGGTCATCACCCAGACCAGCAGCCTCGACGCGATCCTCCCGCCCGGCGACCCGCTCTCCCAGGCGTACGAGACGTGGACGAAGGGCGGAGCGCAGCGCCGCTGCGACGGCATGACGGAGACCCTGTCCGACTCGCCCTGCCTGTGCCGGGCGCAGTGGGGCGAGAACTTCCACGAGGTCGCGCCGCGCGACCTGGCGTGCAAGATGACGACTCGGCTCAACGTCATCCTGCCCGAGATGCCGGACATCGGCGCCTGGCGGGTCGAGACGCACAGCTACCACTCCGCCAACGAGATCGCCGCCGCCGTGGACGTGCTGAAGGGGTCGATTGGCCTCGACGCGCTGATCCCCGTGCGGCTGCGCATCGAGCAGCGCACCCGGGTCGCGCAGGGCAAGACGAAGCAGTTCCCCGTGGTCGCGGTCGAGCTGCGCGGGAGCACGGCCGGGCAGGTGCTGGCCGGTGCTGCGCAGACCGTGCCGGTCGGCGGCGGGCAGCTGCGGCCGGAGGTGGAGCAGGGAGGCGCGGCGGCCCTCGAGGCGCCTCGCCCGGCCGTCAAGCCGACGGCCGAGGACTTCGTCGCTGCCGCGCAGGGCTCGCAGTCCCTGGACGATCTTTCCACCAACCTGGCCGCGGCCCAGCACGCCGGCTTCGCCCGGAACCTGCAGGACCAGAAGGACCCGGTCGCGGTCGCGTTTATGCGCCGCCGCGCCGAGCTGAGTGCCCCGACTACCGCGCCGGTGGCCCCGACTGCGCCGCCGCGTCTCGAGCGGGTGGCCGCCCAGCAGGACAGCGAGGACGCCGATCTGGTGTGGCAGCAGATCGTCGCCGCCTGGCCCGGCACCACCTCCGAGCTCAACACCGCGTTCGCGCAGACCATGAGCGGACTCGACCCCGCCTCCGCCGGCCCGGGCGACCTCTCCACGTTCCTGGCCAAGCTGCGTGCGGGCGAGCTCACCGAGGGGGCGACCTCCTGATGAGCTGGCACAAGGGCATGCTGTGCGCCTTCGACCTTGAAAGCACCGGGGTCCACGTCGACACCGCGCGGATCGTCACCGGCTGCGTCTCCCTCATCAACGGCACCACCGGCGAAGCCCAAACCAAGACGCTGCTCGCCAACCCCGGCATCGACATCCCCGAGCAGGCGACCGCCATCCACGGCATCACCACCGAGCACGCCCGCGAGCACGGCGACGACCCCGCCGTCGTGACTGGGCTGCTCGCCGACACCCTCATGCAGCGCGTGTACGACGGCGTCCCGATCGTCGGCTGCAACGTCGTCTACGACTTCACCCTGCTCGACCGCGAAACCCGCCGGCACGGGCTGGAGCCGTTCGGCGACCGGCTCGCCGCCGCCCAACCGGTCGCGATCGACGTGTACGTGCTCGACAAGGCGATCGACCGCTACCGCAAGGGCTCGCGCAAGCTGACCGACCTGTGCAGCCACTACGGGGTGCGCATCGACGGCGCCCACGACGCGAGCCATGACGCGATCGCCGCCGCCCGGGTCGCCTACCGGATCGCCCAGCGGAACCCGCGCATCGCCGGCATGCCGCTGCACGACCTGCACGCCCTCCAGGTGAAGGCGAAGGCCGAGCAGGCGCGCAGCTTCCGCGACTACCTGGCCCAGCAGGGCAAGCCGCACGGCGACGTGCGCGAGGAGTGGCCGCTCATCCCGTTCACCACCACACCTCAGGGGGTCGAGGCATGACCAGCATCTTCGAACCGGCCGTCCGGCAGTTCGGGCCCGGCGAGCCGCCCCCGCTCGAGGACCGCGACGCGGTACTCGACCGGCTCCACCGGTGGATGGCGCAGGCCGATGAGGACGCCGACGCGCTCGCCCAGCGCGGCGGCCAGGAGCGGGCCATCGCCGCCGAGCACCAGCGGCTGGCGGAACGCTACGACGAGGCCGCGGTCGAGGCCCGCAAGCGGGCGGACCGGTGGCGCCGCCACATCGAGATCGAGATGACCGAGCGGGAGCAGCCGGCGGAGGAGCCGGTGACGCGCCCGGTCGCGCTGCCGCAGCGGCGGGCCCTGTCCGAGTCGTGATCGACCTGCTGCACGGGCTGTCCTTCCTGGCCGGGCTGGCCGGCGGCATCTGGTGCCGCCCGGCCGTCCGCGCCGCAGCCCGCACCCTGCTCGCCTTCCTGAAGCGGCGCGCCCGGCTGGCCCGCCGCTCCCTGGCCGCCCTCTCCCGGGCGGCCCACCTCAGGCCGCACAGGCCCCGCCACGCAACCCCAAGGACACACCCATGAAGCTCATCCTCGCCATCGCCGCAGCCGCCGCCCCGGGCGCGCTCGCCGGCGCGCTCTACATGCTGATCGCCGACCCCGGCAACACCGCCGCCGACGCCGTCCTCGTCGCCGGCTTCGCCGCAGCCACGGCCGGCACCTGGCTGGCCAGCTTCCGCGAGTCGCGGACCGGGGGTGCGCGGTGACCGCCGACACCCTCGACCTCGCCATCAGCGCCGTCCTCCAGCGCGCCGCCGACACCATCGACGACTGGGACCTGTGCAAGGGCGACTACACCGACCCCATCGACGGCGGCTTCTGCACCGCCGGAGCCATCGCCCACGCCTGCGCCCTCGACGCCTCCGACTGGCAGGACGGACACACCCCCGTCTACAACGACCCCGACGAGAACACGCGTTGGCTTGCCCGCCGCGCCGCCGCGCTCACCGCCCTTCGCGCGCTCGCTGGCCACGTCCTCCCGTTCACCCCGCCGGAGGACATGTCCCGCCGGGAGCTGATCGACCTCATCGCCCTGTGGAACGACGACGAGGACCGCACCGCCGAGCAGGTCGTAGAGGCCATGCGCGCCGCCGCCAGCGAGGTGACGGCGTGACCCCGCACACGCTGTGCATCCTCGCCGTCGCCGCCGCATGCGCCGCCGCCGCGATCGGCCACTTCCACAACCCGAACCGGCGCGCCCGGCAGCGGCAGCAGCGGGACGCCGCCGCGCGCCGCCGGCACGACCGCATCCAGATGGCCGGGATGCTCGCCGTCCACGACCCGGAGGCGCTGTTCCTGCGGCTCCTCGCCGACCACCCCGAGCTCAGCACCATCCGCAAGGGGGCGTGATGCACGACGTCACCCACGAGTCCGCCCTGCGCGCCGCCATCCACGCCGAGGTCGACGACCTCGACCCGTGCGACTGCCTCCCGCAGATCCTGGCCGCCGCCCGTCGACGCGCCCCCTGGCTGCTCGCCGTCCTCGCCGGCATCGGCATCGCGCTCATCGCCACCGGCATCCTCCTCGCCACGCAGCAGCACGGCGAGCCCACCCCGACCGCCACCACCCGCCTGCTGGAGGCGTGACATGACCCAGCACCTCACGACGTCCGGGGCCCCCACCATCGGGGGTGGGGCCCCGGCCACCCCCCGCGTGTATGGCCTGGATGTCTCCTTGACCGGCACAGGGATCGCCTCCAGCAGCGGCTGGTGCGACACCACCGGCGAGACCGGCATCACCAGCATGCCCCTCCACGAGCGGGAGCCCGCCATCACCCGCCTGGCCGACCGCATCACCGACTTCATCGGCCCCGACGTCAATCTCGTCGTCATCGAAGCCCCCGCCTACAGCCGGCACGGCGGCGGCGCCCACGAGCGGGCCGGACTGTGGTGGCGCATCGTCCACCGCCTCCACGGCTGGGAGATCCCAGTGGTCGAGGTGCTTCCGAACCTGCGCAGCATCTACGCCACCGGCAAGCACAACGCCCGCAAGACCGAAGTGGTGGACGCGGTCGCCCGACGGTGGCCGAGCTGGCAGACCCGAGGCGACGACAACGCGGCCGACGCCGTGGTCCTCATGGCTCTCGGCCTCCACCACCTCGGCGCGCCGCTGTGCGACATGCCGGCCAAGAACCGGACCGCGCTCGACCGCGTCGCCTGGCCCGAGGCGGTGAGCGTCGCGTGAAGAAGCGCATCCTCGACGGCTTCTGCGGAGCAGGCGGCGCCGCCATGGGCTATCACCTCGCCGGATTCGAAGTCATCGGTGTCGACATCAACCCGCAGCCCAACTACCCCTTCGAATTCCACCAGGGCGACGCCATCGAGTTCGCCAAGCAGCACGGCCACGAATTTGACGCCGCCCACTACAGCCCGCCCTGCCAACACGACTGCACTCTCACCGCAGGCACCAACGCCGGAAAGTTCACCTACCCCGACCTGCTGGAACCGACCAGGCAGGTGGCCGAGTCGATCGGGCGCCCGTACATCATCGAGCAGCCGCCCGGCCGCGCATCGAAGCGGATGCGGGTCGACGTCACTCTGTGCGGCGAGATGTTCGGGCTCGCTGTCATCCGGCATCGCAACTTCGAGCTCGGCGGCTGGACCATGCCGCAGCCCGAGCACATCAAGCACCGCGGCCGGGTGGCCGGCCTGCGACACGGCCAGTGGTTCGAGGGCCCGTACTTCGCCGTGTACGGCGAAGGCGGCGGCAAGGGCACGGTCACGCAGTGGCAGCAGGCAATGGGGATCGACTGGACCGGTGTCCGTAAGGAGATCGCCGAGGCGATCCCGCCCGCATACACCCGACTCATCGGCGGGGCGCTGATGGCCTACCTCGGCGCCGAGGCGGTGATCGTCGGATGAGCCTCGGCATCGAAGTCGCCTGCCGCTGCTGCCACAAACTCGGCCCCCACAACGGCCGAGGACTCCGGCACACCTGCTGGCGCCGCCACCGCAAGGCCGGAACGCTCGACCAGTACCCGCCCCTCGGCGCTGGCCTGCCCCGCCTGTGGCGGATCGAGACCTACCTCGAACTCCGCGAGCGCGGCCTCTCCAAGCAGGAGATCGCCGCGAGGCTCGAAGTGACCGTCCGCTCCGTCGAGCGCTACGCCGCCCAAACCCGGACCGGGGTGGCGGCATGAGCGGCAAGCCCGTCCCCATCACCTGCCGCGACTGCGGACAAGACGGCTACCACGGCGGACGCGGCCTCTGCCGCACCTGCTACACCGCCCACCACAACGCCGGCACCCTCCACCAGTGGCCGTCCGTCAAAGGCGACCACGCCTGGCAGAAGACCAGCCGTCACAGCCGCCCCGAACAGGAACCCCCATCGACGCGGTCCCAGCGCGGCGGCAACTGGCGGGACGACGCAGCATGCCGCAGCGCAGACCCCGAACTGTTCTTCCCGATCACCTCCAGCGACGACCACCCGCAGGTCGAGCAGGCCAAAGCCGTATGCCGCGGCTGCCCCGTCCTCCACGACTGCCTCGACTGGGTGACCCGCAACCCGCAGTGGGACGGCATCTGGGCCGCCACCACACCCCGCCAGCGCCTCCTCCAGCCCGAAAGGACCTCGGCATGACCACCACCGTCCAGCCCGGCCTGTGGCAGCACATCGGCAACGCCCTCGCTTGGGTCGACGCCGCCAACGGCCGCAGCGACCACGAGACGTCCATGCGGCTCCTCAAGCTCGTCGAGGAGGCCGGCGAAGTCGCCGCCGCCTACATCGGCACCGTCGGCCAGAACCCCCGCAAGGGCGTCACCCACACCCGGCAGGACGTCGCCGACGAGCTGTGCGACGTTGCCATCACCGCCCTGGTCGCGCTGGCCACCATCACCGGCGACGCCGACACCGCCCGGGCCGCGCTTGACGCCCACCTGGCCAAGCAGGCGCCCCGCTTCGCCGCCCAGCCCGACACCCAGCTCACCCTCTTCACCACCGCGGAGCCCGCAGCATGAAGCTGACCATCGACCCCAAGCTGCTCGCCGACACCGTCGCCTGGGCCGCCCGCGCCATCCCCACCCGGCCCAGCATCCCCGTCCTGTCCGGCCTTCTCATCGCCGCCCACGACGACCAGCTCGACGTCTCGGCGTTCGACTACGACATCAGCGTCCGCGGCACCATCCCCGCCGACGTCGCCGAGCCCGGCCTCCTCCTCCTGCCCGGCCGCGTCCTCGCCGAGGTCGCCAAGGCGCTCCCCGACCGGGCCATGCTCAACCTCACCGCCACCGACGCCGAAGCCGTCCTCACCTGCGGACGAGCCGAATTCGCCCTCCCCACCCTCCCGGTCGAGGACTACCCCACCCTGCCCGAGCTGCCCGACACCGTCGGCAGCATCGACGCCGACCAGTTCGCCGCCGCCGTCTCCCAAGTCGCCCCCGCCGCCGGCCGCGACGACACCCTCCCCATGCTCACCGGCATCCGCGTCGACGCCGACGGCGACCAGCTCACCCTCGCCGCCACCGACCGGTACAGGATCGCCGCCCGCGACCTCATCTGGCAGCCGAACGGCGCGCCGTTCGGCCAGCTCATCCCCGCCCGGCAGCTCCAGGACATCGCCAAGGGGCTCGGCCACGGCACCGTGCAGATCGGCATCGGCGACGGGCTCACCTCCTTCACCAGCGGCAACCGCCACACCACCGTCCGGCTGCTCGACGACCAGTTCATCGACTACCGCTCCCGCATCACCCACGAGGCGGCCATCAACGTCAGCGTGGACGCCGCAGCGCTCGCCACCGCCGTCAAGCGGATCGCCATCGTGGCTGAGCGCACTACCGCCGTCCACCTCGCCTTCGACCGCGAGCAGGTGCTCGTCCGCGCCGGCGCTGCTGACGTCGGTCGCGGCAACGAAACCGTCGGGTGCACGCTCGCCGGCAACCCGATCCAGATCGCGTTCCAGTCGCAGTACCTGCTAGACGCCCTCAACGCCATCGACGGCACCGCCCGCATCGGCATGGACGGGACGACCAAGCCCGCCCTGTTCCGATCCGACGACGACACCTACCGGTGCCTCGTCATGAGCCTCCGGGTCAGCTGATGACACGCCCGTGCACGCGCTGGGACGCCGCCGCAGGCAAGCACTGCGGCGGCACCCCCACCAGGCTCTACATTTCCGGGCCCAGATGCGCTACCTGCACACCGGCCGCACTCGCCGGCCAGCCCGAGCCAGGCCAAGGCGCGCACTGCGCCCCCAACCGGCTGTACTGCCCGCCCACCAGCCGGTGCGCCACCTGCACCGCCCAGCACGGCGAGGCCACAGCATGAACCAGCTCACCCTGCAGGACGTCCTCGACCGCGGGCTCACCATGCGCACCCTCAACCGGTGGATCGCCCACGGCCACCTCCAACCCGGCCGCCACGGCCACGGCAAACCCCGCGAATGGCCCCAGCAGGAGTTGCAGATCGCCGCCCTGATGATCCGCCTCACCGAAGGCGGGCTCACCACCGGCGTCGCAGCCATCATCGCCCGCGCCCACATCGCCGACGGCGGACGCCCGCTCATCAAACTCGCCCACGGTCTGGTGATCGCGATCGACACCGACCTGCTCAAGGAGACAGCGTGAACGACCGCGCGATCGTGCTCCGCGGCGACGCCCGCAACCTGCCGCTGCCCGACGCCTCGGTGGACCTCATCTGCACGAGCCCGCCCTACTGGGCTCTGCGGGACTACCGCGATGGCGACGCCAGCCTGGAAGGGCAGATCGGCAACGAGCCCACCCCGTGGGGCTACCTCGGCGCGCTCTGGGAGGCCACCGCGGAGTGGGTGCGCGTGTTGAAGCCGTCCGGGTCGCTGTTCGTCGTCCTCGGCGACAAGTGGGCCAACCGCACCCGCGGCGCATGGAGGGGCAGCAGCGACGGCTACACCGGCCGCGCGGACAGCCCCCGCTACGTCCGCCCAAAGGACCTGCCGGAGAAGTCGCTGATCGGGTTGCCGTGGCGGTACGCGATCGGCTGCATCGACCAGCTCGGCCTGATCCTCCGCTCGGAGATCGTGTGGTCGAAGCCGTCCCCGATGCCGGAGTCGGTGACCGACCGGGCCCGACGCAGCCACGAGCAGGTCTTCCACTTCACGCTGCGCCAGCGGTACTTCTCCGCCACCGACGCGATCCGCGAGCCCCACAAAGCGCCGCGGCGGACCGCGGGCGTGACCGCGTTCGCCGCCCGAGACCGGAACATCGCCCGGACGGCGACCGGCGACTACGCCGGGCCGAACCCGCTGGGCGCGATCCCAGGCAGCGTGTGGGAGATCGCCACCCAGCCGCTCCAGGCCCCCGAGGAGCTGACGGTCGGCCACGACGCTGCGTACCCGCCGGCGCTGGTGCGGCGAATCGTCCTCGGCTGGTCACCAGAGGACGGCCTGGTGCTCGACCCGTTCGGCGGCAGCGGCACCACCGCGCTGGTCGCGGCCACGCTTGGCCGCCGCGGCGTGAGCATCGACCGTTCCGCCGGCTACTGCCGGCTCGCCCAGTGGCGCACCACGGACCCGGGAGAACGGGCCCGAGCCCTCGGACTACCGAAGCCGGAGCCCGTCCCCGACTCGCAGCCCGCGCTGTTCGACGACGAGGCGATCGCATGAGGCGCCCAGGAGGTCCGCATGTCCTGGTGCAGCACCTGCCGGCGGCCAGCCACCCGCATCATCACCGGCCGCCGACCAGGACGCTCGCTCTACAGCGCCCTCTCCTGCGACACCTGCGCCGACAAGCACCAGGAGAAAGCCCGGCAGGCCGGGGCCATCACCGACGAACCGCTCGAGGGACGCGCGCAGGACCCGCTGTTCTGACACGGCCACGCCGCCCCACCCCATAGCCCACCATCCGAACGCACACCGTCCAGGGGGGACCGGTTGACCTCCGAGCAGGACCCCAACCAACTGTGGGACCTCCAAGCCGAGCAGGCGGTCCTCGGCACCTGCATGACCGTGCTCTACATCGTCCCGCACATCCGCGCCGTCATCCCCGAACCCCGGGCGTTCTTCCGCAGCCAGCACCAGGTCATCTACAGCGCCATCCTCGACCTCGCCGACCAAGACGCCCCCACCGACACCATCGCCGTCCACGACTACCTGCAGCGCAACAAAACCCTCGGCCAAGCCGGCGGCGGCGACTACCTGCACACCGTCATGTCGGCAGGGCTCCTCGCCGGCGACCCCGCCTACCACGCCCGCATCGTCATGCGGCACTGGTCCAACCGCGAGAGCATCTACAAGCTCGAGCGCGCCATCCGCGAGATCAAGGAACAGGACCCCGACGACGGGCCCGACCGGCTGCGCACCCTCGGCGAGGACCTCCTCAAGTCCGCCGACAACCTCTCCATCGGCGGCGCCCCCGCCGGCGACACCAGCGACCGGTTCCCCCGCCTCGACTGGACGGACGCGTTCGCCACCGACTTCAGCGAAATCAACTGGCTGCCCGGGCGGTGGCTGGAGCGCGGCCAGCAAGTCGCCCTCGTCGGCGACGGCAAGGTCGGCAAGTCCATCTTCACCCTCGACTGGATCTGGCGAGCCATCACCGGCAGGCCCGCGCTCGGCGACATCCGCCGCGAACCCATCAACGTCCTCTACTTCGACCGCGAAAACTCGCTGCGCGACATCGTCACCCGCCTGTCCGCGTTCGGCGCCACCGACGACGACCTCGCCGTCCTCAACGAGCGCTTCGACTACCGGATGTTCCCCCGCTTCTCCGGCGCCCTCAACGCCTCCGACACCGCCGCCAGCGAACTGCTCGCCATCGTCGACGAACAGCCCCGCGACGTCGTCATCCTCGACACCGTCTCCCGCTACATCTCCGGCAAGGAGAACGACTCCGACACCTGGCTCGAGCTGTACCGGCGCGTCCACGAGCCGCTCAAGTCCCGCGGCATCGCCTCGGTCCGGCTCGACCACTTCGGCAAGGACATCGAGAAGGGCTCCCGCGGATCCTCGGCGAAGACGCAGGACGTCGACCACGTGTGGGAGCTCACCGCGTACGACGAAACCCGGACCTTCACCGACACCGTTGAGGCGGTCACCACCCGGCTCAAGATGCTGCGCACCCACACCCGGACCGGTCTGGGCGACGACGTCTTCCACATCACGCGGCGGGGCGAGAAGGAGCGTGGCGGGGCGTGGCTGGCCGGCCGGACCCGGCATGAGCTGACCGACTCCACCGCCGCTGACGCGCACAGGGCGCGCATCCAGACCTACGTGGACGACCTCATCATGCGCGGCGTGCCGGCGGGGTTCGGCAGGGACCGGCTGAAGCAGTGGGCGGCGCAGAACAAGGTGTCGCTGCCGACCAACAACGGCCATCTCGTGGAGGTTGTGCGGGCCCTCAAGGAAGCCCAGAACTCGGCGTAAGGAGGCTTGGAAGAATGTCCCGGTTTGTACCGAAAAACCTGTACCAAATCGCGTTGGTACAGGTCCCGATTTTGACCTGTACCACTGACTGTCCCAACCTGTACCAAGACCTCGCATCGCCGCAGGTCAGACCTGTACCCCTGACTGTCCCAACCTGTACCACCGGCAACCTGTACCTTGTACCACCCCCTTATAGGGGTGGTACAGGGGACAGCCCAGGTACAGCCCGACCCCGCGGCGGCGCCCGATGAACCGCCCCGCCGCCCTCCTCGAACAGCCCACCCTGTGGGACGACCCCGCCCCCGAACCGCAACCCGAGAACACCACCAAGCGCCACAACCGCCGGCACGTCCTCGGCCTGCCGCGGCCCTGGGCCGGGCGCATCCCCTGCGCCGCCCTCTGCCTCATCTGCGGGCGCCCCGACACCATGGGCGTCTGCCCCGACGGCTGCACCACCGTCTGCGGACGCCCCCAGCCAGCCCGACACGACGGCAAAGCCCCCATCGAGGTGTGCCTCATCACCGCCATCGCGATCGCCCGCATCGTCCCCGGAAGGCAGTGGGCCATCGTCACCTGCCCCCACTGCGAGCGCACCCACTGGCACCAACCCGCCCCCGGCCGCCGCTACCGCATCGGGCAGTGCGGGCAGCCCTACATCCTCCACATCCCCGAGGTGACCTCTTGACCAGCGACGACCTCATGCGCGCCGCGGGCGCGGCCTGGTGCGACCAGCACGGCAAGTGGGAGTGTTCGAAGCAGTCGAAGCGCAGCCAGTCCCGCTGCCACGGCCTGGCGATCCGGGGCACGGCGGCGTGCCGTACACACGCTGGCGTGTCCACCGCGGTGGCGAAGGCCAAGGGCGAGGCCCTGTCGGCGTGGCGCGCGGTGCCCGGCCGGCAGGACGTCAGCCCGGCCGAGGCCGTCATGGCGATGCTGCAGATGTCGTGGGCCAGGGTGCACATCTACGCCGGCCTGCTCGAGCAGCAGCTCGCCGAGGCGGACCCGTCGCGCGGTGTCGGCTACGGCGAAGGGCTCGTCGGGCACACCTTCAGCGCGTCGCCGAGCGTGGGCGTGTACGAGTCCGGCGAAGCCGTCCGCGGGCTCGCCAAGCTCGAGGCGGAGGAGCGGGACCGGTGCGTCCGGTACGCCCGGGTGGCGCACGACATGGGGATCGCCGACCGGGAGATCAGGCTGGCGGAGGCTCAGGGCGCTCTGCTGGCCGGGGCGATCTCCCGCATCCTCGACGCGCTCGACCTGACCGCCGCGCAACGCTCCCTGGTGCCGACCGTCGTGCCGGGCATCCTCCTCGAGGTCGCCGGAGGTGCGTCGTGATCCGCATCCGCTGCGCCATCCGCCGCATGCTGGAGTGGCAGCAGGCCAAACGCGACTACCGGGCGCTCTGCCGTCAGGGTCGGGCTCCGCATGTGCGGTTCACCGTGGAGATCCACCCTGACGACTACGAGTGGACGGGCCTGAACGGCATCACCGGCCTGAAGACCACGGTGCCGCTCACCCGCGAGGGCATGCGGTACATCCGGCGCGCCCTCGGCGACATCGAGACGACGTGCATCCGCGGCATCCTCGAGGCCAGCCGCCGCGCGGCTGAGCCATAGCCCGAACCCGCCGAGAAAACCCGCCCAGGACCGCTACAGCGCCGCAGAGATGCATCCTGGGCGATGCTGTGCAGCACAGAACAGGCCCCATCCCTCCGCAGAGACGAGGACCAGTGACCGAGACCGCGCTACGAGGGGACGAGGCGTTCGCCCTCACCACCCTCCGCGAAATGATCGTCAGCCTGCAGGATCACATCGACCGGCGCGCCGCCGAGATCGCCGCCCCCCGCATCACCACCGCCGAGCAAGCCGCCGCCGACGCCAAGGCCGAGACGGAACGCACACGCCAGAGCGTCCAGACGCGCCTCGACGATCTGCGCCAGGAGTTCGACCGTCAGGACAGCGTCCAGCGGCGAGAACTCGCCCGGATGGCCGCCCGCGCGGAGCACGCCGACGCGGTCATCGCCGCTGCTCGCGAACGGCACCCGTCCGCCGACGAGCTCGCCAAGACGAACTCGCAGTCCGGCCGGTACTGCCCGACCTGCATCACCCTCGCACCATGCGACACCAGGCAGATCCTCGACGGACAGGAGCCCGACCATGCCTGACCTCGCGACCGTCAACGCCCGCATCCAAGCGCTCGCCGACCACCTCGGCCGGGAGGGGCACCCCACCCACGACCACCTGTGCCCCGACGACGTGCGCCGCGACCTGCTCGTCGTGCTCGCTGGCCAGGACCTGCCCGGCATGGTGACCGTCGCCAGGGCCGACCTCGACCTCGTCATGAACCACGCCGGCAACCCGCTCCGCGTCGCCGAGTACCCGGCCGCCTGCCAGCGCATCCGCGACGCCCTCGCCCGGGAGCAGCCGTGAACCGCGTCTACGTCGCCCCCGTCGGCACCCGGCCGGACGAGCCCGGCTGGCAGGTCGTCGGCCACGTCGTCGACGACGGGCTCGTCATCATCGACGACCTCCCGCACGCCGAACCCATCCGGTGGCCACTCCGCATCTCGCTGACCCTCACCGCACCCGCGTCCCGGCTCACCTGGTGGCGGTGGCAGCTCGTCACCGGGCGGCCCGGGCCCGGAGCGTCGAGGGTGAAGGCCGAGTACCGGAGGCGGAGCCGATGAACCGCCCCGCCCGGATCGCGGTGCACCTGACCATCCTCGGCCTCATCGCCGACCTGGCCTACATCCTGGCCCACGCCGCCGTGTTCTTCCTCCTCGACGGCATGTGGCTGGAGAGCGCCGCCTACCTCGCGGTCGGCAGCAGCACGATTGCCTGGATCTCCACCACCGGAGCGAGCCGCACCCGCGCTCTGCTCTCCGAGGACAGCCACACCAGTACCGATCAGGGGGAGTAGCACCGTGCCGATCAACCCGAACGCCTGCCCCGGCATCTGCAACCGGGCCGCCCGCGCGGCATGGACGTCGTACGACCAGGCGCTCGCCGACCACGCCGACGCCATGACGGCGTGGCTGCGGCTGCCCGGCGACGACCGCGGACCGCAGCCGGTCGCGCCCGAGCAACCCGGCATGCCGGTCCACGAGGGCGAGCCCGTCTGGTGCCGCCGCTGCCCGAGCATCATCCGCCACGCGCTCGGCGAGCTGGACGACATCGGCGCGCTGCTCGCCGCCAGCGTGGATGGCCACCGCGGCGCTGCCATGGCGGGCCCGAACGGCGTCAAGCCGCTCGACCATCGGCAGCTCGTGGAGGAGCTGGACGATCTGTTCGGGTTCCTCGTCTCGGTGGAGGACGCGTGGCGGCCGGCACGCGGCTACCCGCCCCGACCGCGCCGCGCGCGCGGCGCTGACGCCCGGATGCGCACCGTCGGGTGGCTGCTCGGCCAGCTCGACAACATCCTCCTCGACCCGTGGTCGGTCGAGGTGGGGCTCGACATCCTGCGCTGGCACCGGCGGCTGCTTCGGATGACCAAGTCGGATCCCACGGCACGGCGGTCACCGATCGAGTGCCCGCGCTGCCGGGAACGGCAGGTGCAGCGCCGGGATGACGGGTACTACGAGTGCGGCTCGTGCTGCCGCCTGTTGAACGAGAGGGAGCACGACCGCGAGTATGCAGAGCAGGCCGACCAACATCAGCAGCAAGAGGAGCTGACCGCGAGATGACGCACTGGTTCCTGATCGACGAAGGCGCGCACGCCGGCCGTCCCCGCCTGCAGGGCTGGCTCGAGACCGCGGTCCAGACGGCGGACGGGTGGCTCAGCTACGCGACCTGCCCGCGCTGCTTCGCCATGGTCCAGGTGAGCGGCACCTCCGGCGACCAGACGTGGCGGCACGAGGAGTGGCACGCGGACACGGACTTCCCGATCCCGGCGCGGGTCCGTGACCGGCTCGCCAAGCCTGGCGAGAAGCGCGGCGGCTGAGCGTCCTACAGGGGCCCGATAGAGATCATTGCCACTACATAAGAATGTCTGTTATCAGGTAGCGTACCGGCGTAGCCTCGGGTCAGACGGATCCCCCTCCGAAAGAAGATCACCAGTGATCCATGACGCTGCCGCACTCACCCCCCTCGCCGACTCCCCCATCCCGTTACGCGGCCGGCCACCGGCCCGCGACGACCGCGCCCTCGTCGAACTCATGCACGCCGCCGGCATGACCCCGCTCGCCGTCGCCTCCACCGCCGCGTGGCTCGACGGCGAGAAGCGGGCCAGCCCGAGCACCCGCGCCAGCTACGTCACCGACCTCGGCTGGTGGCTGCACTACCTCCACGCCCGCGGACTCGACCCCGCCGACGTCCACCCGCTCGAGGCCGACCGGTATGCCGCGGCGCTGCGCGCGGCCGGGCTCGCCGACTCCACCCGCGCCCGCCGTCTCGCCGCCGTCTCTTCCTGGTACCGGTACCTCGTGCGCGCGGGCGCCGCCCAGCGCAACCCGCTGCTCGACATGGAGCGGCCCGCCGTCGAGGACGTGTCCAAGACGCGCAGCCTGTCGAAGGATGAGCTCGACCGGATGCTGGCCCACAGTCGCCAGTACGAGACCGCCCGCACCTACGCGCTGCTGTGCCTGCTGGTCGTCACCGCCTGCCGCGTCGGTGGTGTCGTCGCCGTCGGGGTGGACGCGCTCGGCTACGACAAGGGCAACCGGGTCATCGACCTGCCGGTCAAGGGCCGCGGGGGCACGAAGACGAAGCGGTTCATCATCCCGCCGTACGCGTCCGTCGCCCTCGACGCCTACCTGGTAGAGCGAGGCGCCAAGCCCGGCCCGCTGTTCAGCACCTCGACTGGCCGGCCGATCGACCAGCCGTACGTGTACCGGCTCGTGCGCCGTATCGCCAAGGCCGCCGGCGTCCCGCAGTGGGAGTCGCTGTCGCCGCACTCGGTGCGGCACTCGATCGCCACCTACCTGCTGGAGCAGCATCCGCTGCACGTCGTGCAGGACCTGCTCGGCCACGCCGACCCGCGCACCACGCGCCGCTACGACCGCGCCCGCGGGCTGCTCGACCGCTCCCCCGCGTATGCGCTCGGCGCGGCGTTCGCGCAGGGCGAGGCCCAGCATCTGAAGGTAGGCGTCGATGGTTGACCGCGACCCGATGGCCGAAGCCGCAGCACTCGCCGAGACGCTGCGCGAGACGATCGCGAACCTCGACGCCCGCATCGAGGAGCGCGCCTGCGCGATCGCCGCCGAGCAGGGCCACGCTGGCGGCGACCTGTTCGCCCCCGTGCGGAAGTCGCTCGAACAGGCGGGCGAGGCGATGCGCCGGGAGCTGATGGAGAAGGTGGGAGATGCGCCGGGCGCCCGAGAGTTCATCGCCGGCCTTCCGGCTGCTCATTGGACGTACAGCGCGACCGACCTGTTCTTCGAGATCTGGCAGCACAAGCAGCGTCAACTGTTGGCATCCAGCAGGCCCCACCTGCGATAATGGATCTTATGACGGATATCGACACGCTCGCCTGCGACGTGCACCCTGTCGCCGACGGCGTGCTCGTCATCCCCCGCCTGCTGCCCATCGCCATCCCCGAGTCCGCGCTCGGGCTGAGCGTCCGGGAATGGCTCGGCTTGCCCGCCTGACCAGCGGTGTGTAACACTTCTCGCGGTTACCACACGAATGCCCTCACGCCTCACCGCGGAGGGCATTACGCGTTCCAGGGGGTGAACGTGATCCCCGAGCCCGTCACCGCGCAGACCGCCGCCGCCCGCCTCCGCAAGAAGCCCGGGACGATCAGGCAGTGGGCGCGCCGCTACCAGGCCCGCCAGCTCGGCACCGTGGACCGCGCCGTCTACTACTGCTACGACGACCTCGCCACCATCGACGGGTGCATCGCCCGCGGCGAGCAGGTACCCGCCACGCCCGAGCTCCGCGACCAACTGCGCGCCTCGCTGCGCGACCGCTACCGTGCCGCCGCCTAGACCTTGAACCGGGCGATCCGGGCGAGGTGCTCATCGTCCGCCGGCTTGATCAGCCACCAGCCTACCGGCGGCACCTGGTGCAGCAGCACATGCTCGTGGTCCGGCAACCCGAACTGGCTACCGTCCAGGTCGACGAGGTAGGCGTGGAGTTCGATGCGCGGCTTCATCGGCCGGCCGTGCTCGTCGAGGTCGCCCGGCAGCACCTTCGGCGCGATGTAGCGGGCGTGGACGTGGGTGACCCGCCAGCGGTGGATGGGGTTGCCGTACGGCGCGACCCAGCCGCCTGGCTCGGCGGGGTTGTACGGCCAGTTGTGCAGCTCGACGCGTGACGGTTCCACGTCCACATTCTCGCGCAAAGGTTCGACTTGATGCCGGTCAGGGGGTGACCCGCGCGATGCAGTGGCCCATCCCGCCCTTCCCCACCAAAATCGTCGCCGGCGACGCGGTAAACGTGAACGGCTCCGCCCCCAACAGCAAAGGCGCCTGGGTCACCCTGCTCACCCTCCCGGCGGACCGGCCCGCCTCATGGCTCAACCTCGGAAACGACCAGATCAGTGCGTCAGGTGACCGTGCCGCCCTCATGGACATCGGCATCGGCAGCGCAGGTTCGGAAACGATCCTCGCGGCGAACCTGGTCGTCGGCTACCGTGACCACGGCACACTGGCGTTCCCATTGCACATACCCGCAGGCGCCACGATCCGGGCGCGCCTGGCCGGCGCAGTCTCCATGAACATCTGGACGACGGCCACCGCCTACGTTGGCGAGCCGGATTGCGGCTTGTCAGTGCCGGGCCGCATCACCACCTACGGCGTGGTGGCGTCACCGATAGACGCTACGAACGTCACTCCATCCGGAACGCTCAACGTCAAGGGCTCCTACGCGCAGATCACGGCAGCAACCACGGCCCCGATCCACGCGCTGATGGTGCTGGCCCAATCGTCCACTTCCACACCGACCGACACCCGCTACGCGATCGACATCGCAGTGGGCTCGCCCGGCAACGAAACGATCATCGTGCCTAACCACTACGTGCGAGTCGAGAACAGCCCCGTCTGCGTCTACCCGCAGTCGCCTCCGTTCGTTCCTCTGTCGACGTGCATTCCAGCGGGGGTTCGGCTGGCTGCTCGCTGCTCGATCTGGACCGGTTCGTCCGCGCCCATCGAGGTCGCCGTCTACGGGTTTACCTACTAGGAGGCGATCGTGGCGTTGACGATCAGCGCGTCGGGGACGCAGGCCGCGACCATCAACACCGAGCACACGCTCACGACGCTGACCGGCCCGAAGACGTTCACGTTGCACGTCGACTGCAATGCGATGTCCCATGGCAGCGGCACCGCCGACGAGCTCGAACTACGCATCAAGGCGAACGTGCTGTCGGGCGGCACGGAGCGGGTCGTCTACTTCGCGCTGTTCACCGGCGCACAGGACATCCCCATCAAGATCAGCCTGCCGGTGCCGGTTCCGCAGACAGCCACGGTCACCCTCAAACAGACCGCCGGGACCGGGCGCTCGTTCCCGTGGGCGATCACCACCCCCGACTGAGCCGATGTCCCGCTACCGCGACCGCACCATCCCGCGCGGCCAGCCGCCGGTCACCGGCAACCTCACCGCGGCCCTGCCCGCGCTCACCTCAACGGCCTCCGGCACGGTCGAAGCTTCCGGGGCGCTCGCCGCTGCTCTGCCACCCCTCACCGGGCAGGCGTCCGGCCAGGCCACCGCCCGCGGTACGGTCGCCGGAACGCTGCCTCCGCTCACCGCGAGCGCGGCGGGCGCCGTCCACGCGCCCGGCCTGCTCGACGCCACCCTCCCCGCCATCACCGCCCAACTCGACGGCGAGGTGACCGGCGGCTTCCTCACCCCCGTCCTCCCGGCGCTCACCGCCGACATGGCCGGAACCGCCACCGCGACCGGCAGCACGGCCGGGCTCCTGCCCGCCATCGCCGCAGACCTGGCTGGCCAGGTGGTGATCCCGCCTCACGACATCGCCGTCACCGCCGGCCAGGCGCGCCGCGGCTGGGCGTCCGGAAGCCTCGCCCGGTCGTGGGCGGCAGGCGCCCCCGCCACCCGCTGGACGGCCGGCTCGCCGACCCGGGTGTGGGGCAGCACCGAGGCAGCCCGCCGCTGGGCGGCACGCCAGCCCACCACCTGACCCGGGAGGGGTGAGCATGGCGACGAAGATCCCATCCGTCAGCGTCGAATATCTGAAGGTGCCCATCACCGGGCCCTCCGACGTCACCCTCTACACGGTGCAGATGGCGGTCATCCCCGACGGCCAAGACCCGGTCACCCTCGACTGGAAGGCCGCCATCTGGCTCGGCACCAACGCGGCCGTCCTCATCGGCCCAGGCGCCACGATCCCGCTCAGCGAGGGCACCTACCGCGTCTGGGTCAAGATCTCCGCCAGCCCCGAGACCCCGGTCCTCGACGCCGGCCTCATCAACATCACCTAGGAGGGAACGCGCGATGGCGCTCCGCATCCCCACCGCAGCCCGCAACGCCGCCATCGACGCCGTCGTCGACCTCCTCGACGCGGGCGCCGGCGCCGCCACCATCGAGGTGCGCACCGGCTCGCAGCCGGCGACCGCCAACGACGCCGCCACCGGCACCGTCTTGGCGACGTTCACGCTCGCCGACCCTGCCTTCGGGTCCGCGTCCAGCGGCGTGGCCACGCTGGCCAGCACACCGCGCTCCACGACCGGTGTGGCGGCGGGCACCGCCGGCTGGTTCCGCGCCAAGGACTCCAACGGCAACACCGTGTTCGACGGGGCCGTCGGCACGTCCGGCGCGGAGCTCAACCTCAACACGTTGACGATCTCGGTCGGCGTGAACGTCGAGATCACGTCCGGCACCATGACCATGCCCGCGGGCTGAGGGGACTGACCATGTCGCTCTACCTGACCGTCGAGGTGCGCCACGACCCGGCCCACATGACCAGCCCGCCCTACAAGATGCTGATGAACTGGTGCTCGGCCAACAACATCCCCTTGGTCACCGGCTGGATGCTGTACGTCTACAACGAGAACCCGGTGCGCGCCGTGCTGACGGTCATCGACCTTGACGAGCAAGGCGAGTGGATCTGGCCGGAAGGCGCCGACGCCCCGTCAACGCACGAGGTCACCTACACCTGCACGAGCCTGCCGCCGCTGTCCGGGTACATCGTCCGCGGCGGCTCGACCGCGCCGTAGCCCGATGGCGACCCGCCACAACACGGCCTCCAACCCGGCGCTGGCGGTCTCCGACACCGGCTGGGGCGGCGAGGCGGCGCCGGCCAGGACGGCCGTCACCGGCTTCGACCGCGGGTTCGCGGCCCGGTACACCTCCGGCACGTTCCTCCGCACCGCCACCGGCGGTGTGACCGCGGGCCTCGACTACACGCTCAGCGTCTACGTCCGGCCGGCCAACGGATTCTCGTCCGGCGGCAACATCTACATCGAATGGCGGGACGCCGGAGCCTCCGTCATCACCTACAGCAGCGGCTCCTACTCGCTGACCGCCAACACCGTCACCAGGGCCAGCCTCACCGGCACCGCCCCAAGTGGCGCGGCGACTGCCCAGCTCATCCTCGACGGGGCAAACTACAGCGTCACGACCGTGGACGCGACGATGCTGCTCGTCGAGCAGGCCAGCACGCTGCTCGACTACTTCGACGGCGACAGCCCCGGCGCCTCCTGGGACGGGACACCGGGCGAATCCCCGTCCACCCTCCCGGACGCCCTGCCTATCACCGGCGCCCTCGCCGCTGTCCTCCCGTCGCTCGCAGGCTCGGCCACCGCGCTGGTCGAGGCGTCCGGGACCCTGGCCGGGACGCTCCCTCCGATGGCCGCCACCGTGCAGGCGACGGCCAAGGCGTCAGGCTCGCTCACCGCCGCGCTGCCTACCCTCACTGGGGTACTGGCCGGCCAGGTCGCCGCCCCTCCGCAGGGCGCCCTCGCCACGACGCTCCCAGCGCTCCGGGCGTCGCTCACCGGCGTCTCCGACGTGCCCGACCTCGACAGCCCGGTGGACGTGGCACCGCCCCGGCTCGGCTGGCCGGTCGGCGTACCGCGCCTGGCCGACCTGGTAGGGCCGCCCCGACTCGGAGGTGCGTGATGCCGTACATGCCCGCCACCTCCACGGAAGAACTGCACGTCCCCTACCTGCAGGACCTGACCAGCTTCCCGGTCGAGATCGCCATCGTGCCCGTCGCTGATGGGGAACCCGGCGACGACGACTACCACCCCGCGACCTGGGAAGGCGCCGAGGCGGTCCTGCTCATCGGCGCCGGCACCCCCGTCGCGCTGGCGCCGGGCGCCTACGTGGTGTGGACGCGGCTGACCGCGGGCGCTGAGCGTCCGGTACGCCGGTCGGGGATCCTCACGGTCGGCGGGCCATGACCATCACGCCGTGGGAGGTGGCGGCCCGGCACTTCCAGCCGCGGCCCCGACGCTGGGCCACCCCCGGCCAGCTTGCCGCCGCCCTCGACCCCACCACCGTCCAGACGCCCGCGCTGGATGTCATCGACCGGCACCTCGTCGCGCTCGCCGACCGTGACATCGACCGGCTCATGGTGTTCATGCCGCCCCAGGAGGGCAAGTCGGTGCGGGTCTCGCACCGGTTCGTGGAATGGCTGCTCACCACCGACCCCGACCTACGGGTCGCCATCGTGTCGTACGCGGACGAGATGGCCCGCCGCTGGGGCTCCGACATCAAGCTCGACGCCCAGAGCTTCGACGGCACCGACGGCTCCGTGGATCTCGGGCTGCGGCTGCGCGCCGACTCCCGGGCCGCCGGGCGCTGGCAGATCGACGGGCGCAAGGGCGGCGTCTACTGTGTCGGCGTCGCGGGTGCGCTCACCGGCAAGCCGGTCGACGTGATGGTGATCGACGACCCGATCAAGGACCTGGAGCAGGCGCAGAGCGCGGTCTACAGGGAGCGGGCGTGGCGGTTCTGGCAGGCCGTCGCCGTGCCCCGGCTCGGGCCTGGATCCCGGGTGGTGCTGGTGCAGACCCGCTGGCACGAGAACGACCTGGCCGGCCGGCTGCTGGAGCAGGACCCGGACCGGTGGAAGGTCGTGTCGATCCCGGCGCTGGCCGAGTCCGATGAGGACCCGCTCGGCCGGGCGCCGGGTGAGGCGATGCGGTCGGCGCGCGGCGCCCGCGACTGGGCGAAGATCCGCAAGGATGTCGGCGAGTACGTGTGGGCCGCCCTCTACCAGCAGCGCCCGGCACCGGCCGATGGCGGCTTGTTCAAGCGCTCCGGGCTGCGGCACTGGACGCGCGGCGCCGACGAGCGGCTGCTGCTCGACGGGCGGGTCGTGGACCTGCGGGACTGCTGGCGGTTCCTCACCGTCGACCTCGCCGCGTCCACCAAGACGTCGGCCGACTACACGGTCGCGGCGGTGTGGGCGATCGGCGTGGACGGCGACCTCATCATGCTCGACGGCATCCGGGAGCGGATGGACCCGGCCGGGCACTGGCCCGCCGTCCGCGCGCTCCGGGAGCGCTGGTCCGCCGACGTCGTGTTCGTCGAGTCGCGCATGTTCGGCACCACGCTGGTCTACGAGGCGGGCCGCGACGGCGTCCCCGTGCAGGAGCTGCACGCCGACACCGACAAGGTCACCAGGGCGCTGCCGGCGACCGCCCGGGCCGACTCCGGCCGCCTGTGGTTCCCGCCCGAGACGGCGTTTCCGCAGTTCGCGGACTGGCGGGACGAGCTGCTCGCCTTCCCGAACGCAGCCCACGACGACGTCGTCGATGTCGTCGCGTACGCGGCGCGGGTGGCGGGCGCGCACTGGCTGCCGATGGAGTCCGCCGCCCAGGTGGACGCCCGCCGCGCTGCGACCTCCGCGGATGACGTGATCGGGCAGGCATACGCCGCGGCGACCGGCGGCAACACCGGCCTCGACCTGATGAGCATCAACTACTGAGCGGGGTGACATGACTATCAGCGCCCCCACCCAGGACATCGGCCACCTCGAGCAGCACTACGGGCTATGGCTCGGCGACTGGCTCGAGCAGATCCCCGACCTGATCTGGCCCCAGTCCGTCCAGACCTACGCACGGATGCGGCACGACCCCCAGCTCACCGCCGTCCTCGCCGCCTACACCCTGCCCATCCGCCGCGCCACCTGGGCGATCGACCCGGCCGGCTGCCGCGACGAGGTCGTAGCGCTGGTGGCCGACGACCTCGGTCTGCCCATCCTGGGCGCCGACACGGAGCCCGGCCCGGCGCGGCGGCGCGGCGTCCGCTGGGCCGACCACCTCCGCCTCGCTCTGCTCAGCCTCACGTACGGGTTCGCGCCGTTCGAACGCCGGTATGAGATCCGCGACGGCCGGGCCCGGCTCGTCAACCTCGGCGAGCGGCTGCCGCACACGATCGGCGCCATCAACCTGCACCGCGACGGCACCATCAAGACGATCCAGCAGGACCTCGCCCCGATCAGCCCACCGATCCCGGCCGAACGGCTCGTCTGGTACGTCCACGAGCGGGAAGGCGCGAACTGGGCAGGCCGCAGCATCATGCGCGCCGCCTACGGCGCTTGGCTGCTCAAGCACGAAATCTGGCGCGTCCACGCAACGTCGATCCGCCGGTTCGGGATGGGCGTCCCCAACGTGGAAGCACCGCCCGGCGCTACTCCCGTCCAGGTCGCGGAGGCTCAGCGGCTCGCCAGCGCGATGCGGGTGGGCGACCAGTCCGGCGTCGGCCTGCCGAACGGCTTCAAGTTGAACATCACCGGCATGACCGGCTCCGCGCCGGACGCCATGGCGTTCATCCACTACCTCGACCAGCAGATGAGCCGCCAGGCGCTGGCCGGGCTGATGGACCTGGGCGACACGTCCAACGGCTCCCGCGCGCTCGGCGACAGCTTCCTCGACCTGTTCCTCCTGTCGCTGCAGGCGGTCGCCGAGGAGATCGCCGACACCGCCACCTCCGGACAGCCCGGCATGGCCGGCATCGTCGCCCAGCTCGTCGACTACAACTTCGGTGAGGAGGAGCCCGCCCCGCGGATCGTCGTCCAGGACGTCGGCTCCCGCCAGGAGGTCACCGCCGAGGCGCTCGACATGCTGCTGCGGGCCGGCGCCATCAACCCCGACCCCGAGCTGGAGGCGTACGTCCGCAAGGCGTGGCGGCTACCGGAGCGGGCGACCGCGGCGCTCCCGCCGCCTCCCGCGCCGGAGCCGACCCCCGAACCCGCCCCGGCGCCGCAGGCCCGCCACAGGCGGCGTACAGGGCGCGCCCGGCAGGTGCGGGCCGCCGCCGACCAGGAGGGTGTCCGACGCCAGCTGACGCTCGCCGAGGACTCCTCCGGCATGGACCCGGCCGCGATCCAGCAGACGTGGCAGGACGCCCTCGACGCGCTGGTGAACGACTGGCAGGACGTGGCAGAGGGGTGGCGGGACGACCTCGCCGACCAGATCGAGCAGGCCATCGCCGACGACGACCTCGACCAACTCGCCCACCTGACCCTCGACAGCACGGCCGCGGCGGCGCTGCTCACCGCCGCCATGGTCGCGCTCGCCGCGCTGTCAGCCCAGCAGATGGCCGACGAGGCAGCATCCCAGGGCGTCACCGTGGAGCCGGCGCAGCCGGACGAGGAGGCGCTCGGCGCGGTCGCCGCCGTCATCGCCGCCCTGCTCGCCGCCTGGCTGGCCGGCGCCGCCGCCCGGGAAGCTCTGCGCCTGGCCGTGCCGGGCGCGGTCGCCACCGCGGTGGCCGCCGCGGTGCTGGCGTTCCTGGCCGGCCTGTCCGACCGCTTCCTGCGGGATCAGCTCGGGTCGGCTCTGTCGCAGGCGCAGGCGTCCGGCCGGTTCGCGGTGCTCGACGCCGCGCCTGCCGCCCGCTACGTCGCCAGCGAGGTGCTCGACACCGCCACCTGCGGGCCCTGCCGAGACGTCGACGGGGTCGAGTTCGACGACCTGGACGCGGCCCGGGCCGCGTACGGCAACGGCAGCTACATCCACTGCCAGGGCGGCGTGAGGTGCCGAGGCACCGTGTTCGCCCTCTGGAACGACTAGGAGACCCCGGTGAGGCAGAAGACGGCGCGCCCCCAAGCGCGCACCGGTACCGACCGCTGGTACCAGATCCGCAACCTCGCGGACGGGGCCGCAGAAGTCGTCATCTTCGACGAGATCGGCTGGTGGGGCACCAGCGCCGCCGACTTCATCCAGGAGTTGAAGCAGGTCACCGCCTCCGAGATCACCCTCCGGTTGAACTCGCCCGGCGGCGACGTGTTCGACGGCGTGGCCATCATGAACACGCTGCGCGCCCACCCCGCGAAGGTCACCGCCCACGTGGTGTCGCTCGCCGCGTCCATCGCCTCCGTCATCGCGATGGGCGCCGACCGAGTGGTGATGCAACCGCACTCGCAGATGATGATCCACGACGCCAGCGGCCTGTGCGTCGGCGACGCCTCCGACATGCGGAGCATGGCCGACATGCTGGACCGGCAGTCCGACAACATCGCCGCCGTGTACGCCGCCCGCGCGGGCGGCACAGTCGCAGAGTGGCGCGAGCGGATGGCCGCCGAAACGTGGTTCACCGCCGAGGAGGCGGTCGCCGCCGGGCTGGCCGACGAGGTCGCGGCCCGCCGCGAGGACGAGCCTTCCGCCACCAACTCGTGGGACCTGTCCGTGTTCCGCTACGCCGGCCGCGAGTCCGCGCCGGCCCCGGTCGTAGCCACTGCGACCGCCCAGACTCCCCCGGCCGAGCCGGCCGCGGGGCCCGCAATAACCGATCAGGAGGAGGACTCCATGTCCACTCTGAGCGAGGGCCTGCGTGAGCGGCTCGGCATCGGCGCCGACGCTGAGCTCGACGACGACGCCCTGCTCGCCGCGCTCGACGAGGCTCTGACCGAGCGCGCCGACCCCGACACCCCCGAGCCGGCGCCCGCGCCGGAGCCGGTCGCCGCGCGCCTGCCCGAGGGCACGGTCCTCGTCGACAAGGCCACCCTCGACCAGCTGCGCGAGGACGCCGCCCAGGGCGTCGCCGCCCGCGCCCAGCAGCGCACCGAGGCCCGCGACCGGGTGCTCGACGACGCGATCGCCTCCGGCAAGTTCCCGCCCGCGCGGCGCGAGCACTGGGCGCGTCTCTGGGACGCCGACCCCGACGGCACCCGCGACACCCTCGCCAACCTGGCCGAGGGCACCGTTCCGCTGGCCGACCTCGGCGAGCCCGGCGGCGACGACCTCACCGCCGACACCGAGTTCGACCACCTGTTCTCCCGGAAGGCGGGCTGATCATGGCCGACTACACGCCCGTCTACACCGGCGGCGCCGCCCCCTTCTCCATGACCGCGTCCGCCGCCATCACCGGCGGCCAGGTCGTGTTCGCCTCCGGCGTCGGCACCGTCGCCCCCACCGCGGGAGCCAATGGCGCCTACGTCGGCGTCGCCGCCCACGACGCCGCCTCCGGCACCCGAGTCACCGTGTGGCCCATCCCTGGCGTCATCCACGAGTCCACCACCCCCGCCGGTGTCACCGCCGGCGCCGCGCTCACCTCCTCCACGGCGGGCGGCGTCGACTCCGGCACCCTCGCCACTGTGGCCGCCGCCGGCACGCTCATCGGCACCGCCCTGTCCACCGCCGCCTCCGCCGCCAAGTGCCGGTGGATCGGCCGCTAACCCCCGAAAGGAGATCAGGACATGCCTGGTAGCTACCCGGCGGCGCCGCCCACCCTTTCGGGCGACCTGCTCACCATCCACCGGCTCCTCCAGTCGCCGACGCAGATCCAGCGCCGACTGCGCACCTTCACCGATCTGCGGTTCGTGTCCGATCAGATCCTCACCCAGCGGTTCCGCTCCAACGGCGGCGCCGTCCTGTACGAGGTGTCGGAGCCGATCCTCAACGCCCGGCCCGTCGAATCCGTGTCGCCCGGCTCCGAGTACCCCCTCGACGTGCCCCTGTCCGGGGCCGCCGCGATCGCCGCGGTCCAGAAGTGGGGCCAGGCCATCTTCATGACGGACGAGGAGATCCTGCGCAACGTGTACGCCGGCAACGCCGTCGACCGGAACCTGCGCAAGACCGTCAACTCCGTCATCAAGCAGGTCGACTCGGTCGCGCTGTCGGCGATCGCGTCCGCGGTGACGCAGACGATCGCCGCGGTCGGCGCCTGGTCGTCGGCGACGACGATCCTGCGCGACATCGAGAAGGCCAAGGCCGTCATCGTGGACCTGAACATGGGCTACATGCCGGACGCCATCCTGATGTCGTCCAACAAGTACGCGCTCATGGCCTCCGATCCGACGATCGCGAACCTGCGCCGCCGGGAGACCACCGACAACCCCGTCTACACCGGCAAGATCGACGTGCTGGACGACCTCACGGTGATCGTCGCCCCGCTGTCGTCGATGCCGGGCGGCTCAGACGACGTGTGGATCTTCGACACGCAGCAGCTCGGCGGCATGGCCGACGAGCAGGACGCGGCGCCCGGCTACACCGTGTCTGACATGGCGATCCAGGTTAAGTCGGTGCGCGAGGAGGACCGTGACGGCTGGAAGCTGTGGGGCCGCCGCAAGACGGTGCCGGTGATCCAGGAGCCCAGCTCCGGAATCAAGATCACCGGTACGTGAGGGGGGACACCATGACGCAGTACCAGGTGGTCGCCCCGTGCGTGACCCACATCCCGGTCGCCTCGGCGTCCGGGCAGATGCTCGCCACCTTCTACGAGGGCGCGATCCTGCCGGCCGGTGTCCCGGCCGACCGGGTCAAGCACCTGCTCGACTCGAAGCTCATCAAGGCCCTCGACGAGCCGAAGGCTGCGGTCCCAGCGCCGGTCAAGACCAGCTCGTCCGAGACCGAGCCAGCGCCGGCCGAGGGCGGGGAGCATCTGGCCAAGGTGAACTCGCGGTCGTCGAAAGGCGACCTCGTCGAGTACGGCGTCGCCCAGGGTGGCGACCGTGCCGAGCTCGACGCGCTCACCCGCGACGAGCTGCTCGACCGGTACGTCCGGCAGCAGTAGCACGTGGCCCGGCCCGGCGGGACCCCCCGTAACCGCCGGCCGGGCCACCCCACAACAGCAGAGGGAGGTCACCGTGGCGGATCCGTCGTGGACGCCGAGCCTTGAGCAGGTGGCCGACCACATCCCCACCCGCACCCGATCCGCCGCAGCCGCCGGCGACGACAGCATGCTCGGCACGTTCAACCAGCAGACGACGCCGACCAACGAGCAGGCCACCCGCCAGATCACAGCGGCCGTGGCCGAGGTGCTCGCCGCGGTCGGCGGCACCATCCCCGCCGCCCCACCACACCTGGTCACGCTCGCCTCCGAAGCCGCTGCGCTGCGGGCCGCGGCCGACATCGAGCTCGCCTACCCCGGCCGGCAGGCCGACGTCAGCGTCTACGAGCAGCTCGACCGGCGCGCCAAGGACGCGCTGCAGCGGCTGATCGACGCTGTCAACGACGCCAACGCCGGCCCCGAGGGCTCTCTGCTGCCCGTCTATGCGTTCCCCGGCCCGGCCTGGTACGGCGACTACCCCCTGTAGGAGGTGATCGTGGCCGACATCCGGTGGGTGTGGAACGAGCCCGAAGTCTTCCGCGTCCTCAAGTCGTACGAGGGGCCGGTCGGGATGCACATCGCCAAGCTCGCCCGCACGGTGACCCGCGGCGCCAAACGCCGCGCCAACGTCTCCCCCGCCGGCGACATCGAAGCCGGCCGGCCGCCCGGCTACATGCGGGCCCGGATCCGTTGGGACCGGGGACGCGACCTGATCGGTGTCTACGCCGACATCTCCTCACCCGCCCGCACCGCCCGCGACAACGCCCCGTACGGCCTGTTCATGGAGGTCGGCACGCGGGCTCACATCATCCGGCCGCGCCGCCCTGACGGGTGGCTGCGCTGGATCGGTAGCGACGGCCGCGTCCACTTCGCGAAGGTCGTCCACCACCCGGGCACCCGACCGTACGCCTACCTGCGGCGCGCCCTCTGGGCGCTACGCGGAGCCTGACCGTGGCCCGCGTCACCGCCGTCACCGCCATCCGCGCCTGGGTCAACGCGCACCCCACGCTCGCCGGCCCCGGCCGGCCCCTCGCCCTCGGCACCTTCCGCGCCCGGCCACGCTCGCCCGGCCAAGGCGCTTACCTGACCCTGCACCGGCTCGACGGAGCCGACGCCCTCATCGCCGAGGAAGCCGTCGACCAGGCGCGCATCGCCGGCGTCGTCTATGCCGGCACCGAAGAGGCCGCCGAGACCGCTGCGACGGCGTACGCCAACGCGCTCGCCGCCCTCTCCGGCGCTCACACGGCGATGGGCGACGCCGTCTGCCTGGTGGTGGACGACATCACGGGACCGCAGTTCATCGACGACCGGGCCGGGGACAGCGAGCTGTTCGCGTTCTCGGTCGACGCCGACTTCTACCTGATCAACGGAGGTTCATGATGGCGGCTCTACCCCTGCAGGTGATGCAGCCGGGAGGCGCGGCGATCACGCTCGCCGCCGCGTCCGGCGGCGGCGACACGTGCCCAGCCGGCGACGAGATCTTCCTGGAGGTTCTCAACGGCAACGCGGCGGCCCGCACGGTCGTCCTGGCGACGCCCGGCACCTTCCAGGGACTGCCGATCGGCGACCGGTCCGTGACGATCCCCGCCGGCGAGCGGTGGCAGATCCCCGTACCGCGCATCTTCGCGAAGGCCGACGGCCGGTGTGACCTGACGTACACGCCGGACGCCGCTTCGGTGACCATCGGCTGCTTCAAGTACGCGTCATGATGGCCGCCCGACGCGACGACAAGTCGCCCACCCCAGCTCCGGCTCCGGCCGCGCCGCCGTACTACATCGCCGAGCGCCCGCTGTACATCGGCGGCCAGTTCGGGCGCGCCTTCAACCCCGGCGACCAGGTGCCCGTCGAGCACGTCGAGAAGTACGGCTGGCAGACCAAGGTCCGCCTCCCTGACGGATACGCCGCCCCGGACCAGCCCCAAAGCGAGCCTGAGACCGAGAACGGCCAGGCCACCACCACCGGAAAGGGTGACGCCTGATGGCTCGTGGAAACCCGAACGCGATCGCGCTCGGCCCCGGCAAGCTGTACATCGCCGTGCTCGGCACTCCCGAGCCTGCCGACCTGACCACTCCGTGGGAGTCAGTGTCAGCGAACTGGGTGCCGCTCGGCTACACCGACGAAGGCTCGACGTTCAACTACAGCGTCGACAGCGAGAGCGTCGAGGTGGCCGAAGAACTCGACCCCGTCGCCGTCGCGCTCACCAGCCGCGAGGGCAGCGTCTCCTTCGCCCTGGCCGAGATGACGGCCAAGAACATGCAGCGCGCCCTCAACGGCGGCAGCATCGTCGCCGGCACCGGCATCGTCACCTTCGAACCGCCTGACCTGGGCGAAGAGGTCAGAGTCATGCTCGGTTGGGAGTCCGAGGACGGCGAGGAGAGGTGGGTGTATCGCAAGGCGCTGCAGACGGGCGGCCTTGAGATCAACCGCCGCAAGGGCGCCGAGAAGGCAGTCATTCCGTGCGAGTTCAAGCTGGAGAAGCCTTCGGCCGCCAAGCTGTTCAAGGTCATCTTCGACGAGGCGAGGGCCGCCTGATGCGCTCCTACACCTCCAAGCGCCAGCAGAACCAGGCGGCCCCAGTCCTACGGTTTGAGCTCGATGGCGAGGTCTTCACCGGCGAAGGCAGCGTCTCGATGATGGACCTGTCGGAGTTCGCCCGGCTGGCCAGCGTCGGCATGGACACCACCGACCCCCGCGCGGGCGCCATCCTCGCCGACATCTACCTGGCGCTGCTCGGCGAGAACGAGTACCAGCGGTTCCGCGCCCACTGCAGGCGCAACGGCACGGACGGCGAAACGCTGATGAACATCCTCGGCGACCTCGCCTCCGAGGAGGCCGACCGCCCTACGGACAGGTCCTCGGACTCTTCCGATGGGCCGCCGAACGCCGCGGGTACTGCCAGGGTCGTTTCCTTCTCTCGGGGCACGGTGGCCGAGGTCCCGAGCGAGGCCACGGCGGAGACGGAGACGGCGCCTCGCAAGGTCGTCTCCTACGGTTAGAGGATCTTCCCCTACGCGACCAGCTCGACGTCATCCACGCCTGCTGGATCGACTGGCAGCAGCAGACCCTGCAGACGACCGCGCTTCTGGCCCTGGCCGGAGCGCTCGACAAGGTCGAGCCTGACGCCCACACCAGCTTCCGTCAGGCGTTCTCCGACCCCAGCGATTCGAAGCCGCGTCGGCCGCGCACGCCAGAAGAACGCGCCGAGCGCCGCCGTCTGATCGCCCGCATGGCAGCCGGATAGCCACTCTCAAGGACCGGTCGAGGGGGTGCTGCATGCCCGGCACCCCACTGGCGGAGGCGTACGTCCGCGTCCGCGCCCTCACCGACCGGTTCAAGGACGACGTCGAGCGCGGCTTCGCCGGGCTAGGCGACCAGTTCGGCAAGCAGTTCTCCCAGGAAGCGGCCAACCGTCTGCGCGACGAGCGCGGCCGGTTCGCCGCCGCCGGCCGCGACCTCGGCGACGCCGCAGGGGACGCCGCGGGAGAAGAGTTCGGCCGCCGCATGGCCGAGGCGGGCGCCGTCCGGTTCGGTGACGACGGCGCCCCGTTCGTCGCCGCGGGCAAGCGGCTCGGCGGCGACGCCGGTGATGCGGGCGGGCAGGAGTTTTCGCGCCGGTTCTGGCGGGACGCCAACGGCCGGTGGAGGGACGAGCGCGGCCGATTCGTGTCCGCCGGCGAGGCGCTCGGCGAGGCCGCTGGTGACGGCATCAACCGCGGCATCGACCGGCGGATGCGAGACGGTCACGGATCGCGGCTCGGCGAAACCTTCGGTCGAGCGTTTGTCGACGGGCTCGGCGGCAGCCTGTCCAAGCTCGGCGACCTCGGCAAGCGGGCGCTCGACGCGATGCTGCCGTCGCTCGGCCGGTTCACGGCGGGGCTGGGCGCGGCCACGTCTGCTGCTGCTGGGCTGCTGGCCACGGTCGGCAAGTGGGCGGCGGTCGCGTCTGGTGTGGCCGCGCTGGGGGCTGCTGCGGCGTCGGCGGCCGGGTACACGGTGGCGCTGGCCGCGTCGCTGGCGCCGCTGGGCGGGCTGCTCGCTGCGCTGCCCGGCGTCGCCCTCGCTGGGGCTGCCGCCTTCTCGGTGTGGAAGCTCGCGACGGGCGGGCTCGGCGAGGCCATGGGCGCCGCACTGTCGGGCAACGCGAAGAAGCTGGAGGAGGCGCTCGGGAAGCTGAGCGAGAGCGGCCGGGCGTTCATCACCGAGTTCCAGCAGGCCATCCCGCTGCTGCAAGGGTTCAAGGCGGTCGCGCAGGACGCGTTCCTGGAGCCGCTCCTCGGCCAGATGGAGCGGTGGCTGACCTCGGCCAACGTGCTGCGGCCGGCGATCGCCGGGCTGGCCGGCGAGTTCGGCGGCATGGTGCGCACCGTCCTCGACTTCGCGACCGCCGACCGTACCCTCGGCCAGTTCAACACGGTCATCGGCGACACCCACACCCTCGTCGGCGCGCTGAACGGCGCGTTGCAGCCGCTGCTGCGCGGCTTCGTCGATCTGGGCACGGTCGGCTCGTCATGGCTGGCCGGCCTGTCCGGCGGGCTCACCGACTCGCTGACCAGGTTCGGCGAGTGGATGTCCCGGGTGTCGGCCGGGGGGCAGGCGTGGGCGTGGATGGACCGGGCGCTCGCCGTGCTCAAGCAGCTTGGCGCGCTCGCCAAGGACCTGTGGGACATCTTCGACGGGCTGATGGATGCCGCCCGCACCGCCGGGGGCGACGCGCTCGGCGTGCTCGGACAGCTCGTGGACGTGTTCGCCCGCTGGGTCAAGAGCGCGCAGGGCCAGGACGTGCTGGTCACGGTCTTCCGCGCGCTCAACGACATCGGCCGCGCCCTGCTGCCGATCATCCAGGCGGTCGGCGGGGCTGTCGCCGCCATCGCGCCCGAGGCGGCCAAGCTGGCGACCGCGCTCGGGCCGGTGCTCGCGCAGGCCATCGCCGCGCTCGGCCCGGCCATTGCCGCGGTCGGGCCCGGCATCGTCGCCATGATCCACGGTATCGGGCAGGCGGTCGCCGCGCTCGCGCCCGCCATGCTGCCGCTCGGCCAGGCCATCGCCGCGGCGTTCGCCACCTTGAAGCCGCTGCTCGCGGCGATCGGGCCTGCGATCGCCGCCCTCCTGCCCGGCGTGCAGGCGTTCTTCGGCGCCTTCGCTCTGGGGGTGGCCCAGCTCGCGCCGGCGCTGCAGCCCCTCGGCGCCGCCCTGGGCGGCATCCTCTCCGCGATCGCGCCGCTGCTGCCGGTCGTCGGCCAACTTGCCGCCCTGATCGCCACCTCGCTGGCGGGCGGGGTGCAGGCGATCCTGCCGTCCCTGCAGCGGCTCGTTGGCGCGCTCGGGCAGGCCCTGGCCGCGCTGGCGCCGATCGTCCCGATGGTGGTCGAACTGGCCGCCTCGGTGATCAACGCGCTCGTGCCGGCCTTGGCGCCGCTGCTACCGCAGATCGCCGCGCTGATCACTCACCTGGTGCAGGGACTCGTCCCGGCGCTGACTCCGCTGATGCCGATCATCGGTCAGCTGGTCGGGGTGATCGGCCAAGCCTTCGTGTCGGTGCTCGGCGAGCTCATCGGCGTGATCTTGCAAATCCTGCCGCCGTTGACGCAGACGGCGCAGATCATCGGGCTGGCGCTGCTGGACGCGGTCCGGCAGGTCGCGCCGTACATCCCGCAGCTCGTCGGCGCCTTCCTGTCCTTCCTGCCGGCGCTGGTGAACCTGCTGCCGCCGTTGGCGGACCTCGCGGTCAGCTTGATGCCTCGGTTCATCGACGCTGTGGTGGCGATCTTGCCGCACCTGCCGGCGCTGATCAGGAGCATGGTCGACCTGAATCAGGCGATGCTGCCGCTGCTGCCCGTCTTCACGGACCTGTTGAAGCGGATGGCGCCGCATATCCCGTTGTTCATCGAGCTGGCGGCGGTGATCGCCGAGCGGGTGCTGCCGCAGATCACCAAGTTTTTGATCATCGTCACGCAGACGGTCGGCGGCGTGATCCAGAAGTTCACGGAACTGTACGACCGGCTGATCGGCCACAGCATCATCCCCGACCTGATCAACGGCATCAAGAACTGGATCAGCGGCCTGCCCGACATGTTCGCCCGCTGGTTCGGCCAGGCCAAGGACTGGGCGATCGGCAAGTTCAACGAGCTCCTGAACTGGGTCCGCGGCCTGCCCGGCGCCATCACCGGCGCGCTCGGCAACATGGGCAGCCTGCTGGGCGGAGCCGGCCGGGACCTGATCGTGGGGTTCTGGAACGGCATGGTCGGCATGTACAACTGGCTGCGCGACTCGCTGTACAACTTCTTCCGCGGGATCATGCCCGACTGGGTGCGCGACGCCCTCGGCATCCACTCCCCGTCGCGGCTGTTCGCCGAGATCGGCAAGCAGTTGCCGGCCGGTCTCGTGGTGGGCATGGACGCCGGCCAGCCGATGATCCAGTCGGCGGCCCAGCGGATGGCCGATGCCACGGTGGGCGCGTTTACCGAGCCCGCCTCTCCGGCGCCCGCGTTCGACGGGGCGTTCGCGGCCCCGGCCGCGGCACCTGGTGCGGCGGCGGCCGGTGGAGGGGTGACGATCGAGAACCTCACCGTGCGGGGCATCCTCGACCCGCGCGACCCCGGCTCGTTCCGGCGGATGGTCGAGGAGATCCGGCAGGAGATACGCACCTTGGACCGGGAGGTGTACGCCGGATGAGTCATTCCGCCTTCTCGCCGATCATGTTGTACACGGTCTGACGGGCCAGCTTGGTGTGGTTGATGATCGCCTGCGGGGAGACCTGGCCGTCTTGGACGGTGCCGTTCCGCGCGGAAACGGCGGCGGCCCGGATGTAGCGCATCAGGTGCTTGACCTGCTCGCGAGCCGCTCTGAGGTCGTTGCCCAGCATTTCCAGCGTCTGAAGCGCATCAACTTCGGTGAGGAACCTGAAGTCGGGGTCTTCGGTCCAGTCGATGCTGTCGCGGTCGTCGTGGTACAGCTCGTTGGGTCCGGTGATGAGCCGCTGATCCATGCCCGCCTCCATGATGTCTACTACTAGACACTCTAAGGCTCCACCGCCCATCTGTCTACCGGTAGACACTTTCCGTTGGGAGGGCATGTGGCAGACCTGCAGCTCGGCCGTCTCACGCTCCGCGAGACGATGACCTTCTCGGAGAGCGCCTATCAGGGCTGGTCGCTTCACATCTCCGGCGTCGAGGTGTGTCCGCTCATCACCCGCGACGACGTGTGGGACCGCTTCGACGGCGTGCTCGGCGGCCAGGGCGGGCTGGTGCAGGCGATCTGGGAGGAGAAGTCCGAGCGCAACGGCTACTACACGATCAGCTCCGCGTCCGGCGACGTGAAGGACCGGAAGCGCCAGGGCATCACCGAGATCGCCTGGAAGATCAGCCTGCAACGGCACGGCCCGGACACCGACGTCGACCTGGAGTCGCGGCTCGCCGGCGCCGTCCGCGCGAACGACTTCTCGCTGGCGGGCGAGCGGTGGCATGCGCCGCCGATCGGGCACTTCGCCTACTACTCCGGCAGCACGCTGCCGTCCACGATGACCCGCCCCACCACCGACGGCGTGATGACCGTCTACCGCGGCGTGCCCGCGGGGGTGTCGCCGCGATGGGGCTGCCGCGTGGAGGACTACCTGCGCGGCCGGGTTCGGGTGCTGACCGGCGGCGTCGAGCGGGTCGGCACCGCGCACCCGCTGGACGAGGACGCCTGGGAGCTGTCCAACGGGCTCGTCCGCGTCCGGCCCGTGGCCAGCGGCGGAAGTCTGGAGGTTGCCAGCTTCACTGGCGGCGTGTGGCGGCCGAAGCGGTGGTGGGTCGACATCGGCGGCACCCAGGTCACCGGGTGGGACTCGGCGTCGGTGCTGCGCAATGACCTGGAGAGCTGCATCGTGCGGCTGGCTGTCCGCCGCTCGCCGGTCGGCCGCGCCTACCTGGACCTCACCCTGCGCCGCGGCTCCCGGATTCTCGAGGGGTATCTGCAGCGGGGCGACTCCGGCACCATGTCGGTCTACCTCGCCAGCGCGGAGACATGCACGGACGCCACCTCGTACGTGGTGCGCTCCGCCGACGACAGCGACGGCAACCGGGTCGTCGCCGGCTCGGCGCGCAACTTCGACCCGCACGTGAGCGGGGGCCTGACGAAGACGAGCTCGACAGCGATGGACTTCTTCCTCGGCGTCGTGGCCGGCGGCGGCAGCGCGGTGTCGGGCGATCAGGCCACCAACCTCAGGGATCAATACCTCGGCGCGCTGCCCGAGGTTGTCGCGGCCGTGAGGAGGTGACCAGGTGCCGGTCAACGAAGTCCTGATGGGGCTTGGGTCGTGGAGCCTCGTCCTCGTCGACGAGACCCCGAAGACGGTCACCGACCAGCTCGGCTTCTTCGGTCACGTTGCGATCGTGCCTGGCCGGGTGAACCCGGCCGAGTACGGCGACAGCCTGCTCACGATGGCCCGCTACGTCGGCGTCCTCACCGGCCGCGACTTCGACCACCTGCGCAAAACCGTCTCCGGGCATGGCATGGCGGTGTGGCTGGGCGATGCCGACGACAAGGGAGACGTCCTCGAGACCGCGGTGCAGATCACCAACAAGACCTTCCCCGAGGCGATCCGCGCGCTGCTCGGCGCGGCCACGGCGGTGGTGGAGGGCACCCTCTACAGCGGCATCCCGGGCACGTACACGGGCCGCCACCAGTGGCAGAGCAGGCGCAAGGCGATCGACTACGTGTGCTCGACGATGGGCGCCGAGTGGCGCGTCAACGGCAATGCGACCCTCGACGCCGGCCCCGCCGCCTCCCTCTTCCAGTCGACACCGACGTGCGTGATCGTGCGCCGCCGGCCGAACCGGCACACCGACGGCGACGACCTGACCATGCACGGGCTGCGCGGAGACATGGCGCTGGCCCGCGACGTCGACGACTTCACCACCCGCGTGGTGGTACTCGCCGAGGGCGAGGGCAGCTCAACGGCGACCGGATCGGCGAACCACCCGGCGAACCCGTACCTGGATCTCAGAGGCCAGCCCGTCAAGCGGGTCCGCCTGATCAGCGAGTCCGGCACCGCGCCCGGGAACGCCAACACCCGCGCGCAGATCCAGCTCAACCGCTACCTCGGCACCCGCAACGCCATGCGGCTGACCACCGACGACTACGACATCCAGGGCGCCTTCCGCGTCGGCGACTGGGTGTGGGTGTACGACCCCGACTCCGGGCTGGAAGACCCAGCGAACGAGATCACGTTCCGGGGCGAACGCATCAACCCGGTCAAGCTGCGGATGGCGGGCGCCTCGTGGCCAGTCCGCGAAGGGTCGACGGTCGCCTACCGGTCGCAGGCCGGCGTGTGGCTGGATCTGACGCCGTACGTGGACTTCGAGGGCGGCGAGACCACGGTCGATGTGGGTGAGCTGCTGCGGGCCCTGTCGTCGGGCGGTCTGGAGCCGGTCGGGCCGAGGCCGATTCCGGACTCGACGGTGCCGGGCATAGTCAGCTGGGATCTGCCGTTCCTCAGCGGCGTATACCTGGACGCGCTGGGCAACACCCGCGCGAAGATGCTGGTCAAGTGGCTGCTGCCGTTGAACATGGACGGGTCGACGATCCTGGACGGCCACCATTACGAGGTGCAGTACGGGGTGTCGCCCGCCAGCGACTGGCAGACCGCGTACGCGCCGTGGGGCGACCTCCAGGCGATGGTGTTCGACCTGTCTCCCGGCGTCGACTACGACTTCCGGATCCGCGCGGTGGACTCCAGCAACAACCAGGGCGCATGGAGCGTCGTCGAGACCGCGACGGCGAATCCGGACACCATCCCACCCTCAACGCCGGCCGCGCCGACGGTGGCCGGGTCGCGGCTGGCGATCCAGATCACGCACACGCTCGGCAAGGCCAGCGGCGGCACCTACAACTTGGAACTCGACCTGCACCACCTGGAGATTCACGTCGGCTCCACGAGTGGCTTCACCGCGGATGCCAGCACGCTGAAAGGCCAGGTCGCCGCCCACGCAGGCATGCTCACAGCCGGGATCCCGGCCATCGCCACCGTGGACGTCGAGGAGACCACCGCGCGCTGGGTCCGGGTGATCGCCGTAGACGAGGCCGGCAACCGGTCCCCAGCATCGGCGTCGGCCACCGCGACAGCCCTGCTCATCGACGACGCTCACATCAGCAACCTCACCGCCACGAAGATCACGGCGGGGACGTTGAGCGCCGACATCGTGCTCGGCGCCCGCATCAAGACGGCCGACAGTGGGGCGCGAGTGGAGATGAACGCCAGCGGCCTGCAGATGTACAACGGGGCCGGCACCTCGCTCGTCCAGTTGCAGACGAACGGGCAGTTTTTCCTGCGGAGCGGCACGACCGGGGCCCGTATGGACATGTCCACGGTGACCGGTATCCAGTTGTTCAACGCGGGCGGCACTCGGACCGTATGGCTCGACATCGACGGCTCCTTCGAGCTGCGATCGGGAGCCAGTGGTGCCCGCATCCAGATGGACGAGACCGGGCTCAAGGCGTTCAACGGCGGCGGCACCCAGACCGTCACCATCGACAGCTCCTCCGGCAGCTTCACCCTGCGATCGGCCACGTCGGGCGCTCGCATCGAACTCGACACGACCGGGTTCCGCGCCTACAACAGCAGCGGCAGCGCCACCTTCACCGTGTCCGCGTCAACCGGCGATGTCGACCTCACTGGGCGGCTCACGAGCACGGTGAGCGGCAGCTCAGCCCGGCTGGTGGTGAATCCGCTGTTCGGCGCGAACCCTGAGATCCGGTTCTACCGGGACGCCACCCAGTACCACTACATCACGTCGTTCACCGGCGACAATCCGCCCGCAATCCAGATCGGCTCTGTGCTGGTGTCGGACCGGAAGGGCACCATCCAGCTATCCCGGGACGTCGCCCAGCTGACCATCACCGCCGAGAGCGCTGCGATCATCAGCGGACTCGTGGCGAAGGAAGCCGGATGGCTCGACTTCTTCGGCAAGATGGGCAGCCCCGGCTCCGGCGCTGCGTTCGCTCGCGGGCTGGCCAGCTTCCCTTCAGGCACTATCGGCAGCATCGGATACGGGTTCACCTTCAGCGCCACCGCCCTGCCGGTGGCCACCATGTTCAACATCTTCGGCCCGCACGCCGTGTCCGTCACCAGCCGCAACAGCGGCGGTTTCAGCTTCGACACCTACCCATCGCCGCCGGGCGCGGGATACGACGTCATGTACTGGGTGTGGAACCAATGATCGAACGCGAGATCGTCGACGCCTACCTGTGGCAGGGCGACGACGGCACCGCATGGTGGATGATCCACACGACGAATCCGGGCGGCCCGCCGTATGTGTACGCGCTGCCGGCCTGTACGTTCGCGAACCTGGCGGTCGAGTACGGCCTGGACCCGGACGACATCGACACGCTGTTGGACGTCGCGATCCACCAGCTGCACATCCCGGAGCCGGGCGTGCGGCGCAACGCCGAGACCGACCCGGCCGCCCGCAAGGGCATGCTCCGCGGCGGCAGGCCCGTGACGCTGGGCAATGCCGACTCGACATCGCATGCGCGTGAGGCGCACTTGGAGCGCGTTGCCTGGGTGAAGGAGACCGCGGTGCGGGTGACGGCGCCGACGCCGGGACGCCGGCGTGTCGCTTCGCCGCACGCGCTGGATCTCGCCGGCCAGGCGGTCGAGGTGGATCCGGGTGAGCGGCTGGCGGTGTTGAAGGCCACCTACAGGCCGGACCCTCAGCTGATGGCAGAGACTCGCAGGCGGCTGAAGGCCGCCCTTGGAAGGGATGTGTAGTGGACGAGACGCAGCTGAGCGTGGCGACTGACGCCGTGCTGAAGGTGACCGCTGGGCAGCGCAATGCGGCCCTGGATGAGAACGCTCAGCTGCGCGCGCTGGTGCAGCAGCTCGTGGATGAGCGTGACGAGCTGGCCGCCGAGAACAAGCGGCTCCGCGCCGCAGGCCCGGGCGCCTAGTACTGGGGCGGGTACGGCGGCGGCTGGTGCTGCTGCTGGACCGGCACCGTGCGGGTGACCTTCCAGCCGATGAAGCTGACCGGGATCGCCACGAGCAGCCACAGCCCGATCGTCAATAGGGCCAGCCACCAGTGAACGAACACCCACAGGCAGCCGTGCACGATCGCGGTGATCGGGTTGAACCCGCGCTCCCGCACGGTGACCATCTGCACCGGCCCGTACTGCGGCATGGGCGCCGGCAGGTGCGGCTGGCTGTACGGCTGCGGCTGATACGGCTGGCCGCCGTACTGGGGGCCTGACTGCTGGTACGGGTCGTGCGGCTGCTGCGGGTAGCCCACGTTGATCTCCAATGGCCGGGGCATGTGAGACGCCTCCAGCATCCCTCCGGTTTACACCCGCTGCATGTCCGGATCCGGACACATGATCGTGCCGCCCGCCGTTTCGTGAGGGTGCCGGCGGGCGGCACCCCTCTCAGACCCTCCCAGGAAGGCAGGACACGAGTGGAGTGGGCCCAACTCCCGATCCCTCAATTCGGAGCCTTCGGCGTCCTCCTCAGCGTCCTCTGGCTCGTGTTCCGCGGCCACCTAGTCCCCCGCTCCCACGTGGAGGACCTGCGATCCGATCGCGACGCCCGGGTGGCCGAGGCCAACGAGGACGCCGAGCAATGGCGCGCCCTGTACGTGGGCGAGTGCGAAGCCCACGACCTCACCCGGCGAGCGCACGCGGAGGAGATCCGGGCCGCGCTGCTCGCCTCGACCGAGGGGGCGCAGATCGCCGCCGCGCTGCTGAAAGAGCTGCGAACGCAGATCGGGGCCGGCTCATGACCGACGAGCCGCGCGAGGACGAGCACCCGGACATCGATGACGCCAAGCATGCCGTCCAGCAGTCCCGAGAGCGCGCCGAGCAGGAACTCCGGCAGGCCCGGGAGCGGGCCCGGCGGATGCTCGGCCTCGCCGACCGCCTGCGCCGTCTCCGCGAGGAGAACGGCTTCCATCAGCTTTTCGAGGAGGCGTTCGGTGGCCGTGGCTGACCTCATCCAGCACGCCGGCACCGCGCTCATCACCATCTCAGCGTTGCTGGCGGTCGGCTGTGTCGTCGTACACAGCGCCCTGGCCCGCTGGTGGAAGACCGCGGCCGGCCGGCATGCCTTCTCGTTCGAGGCAGTCCTGGCCCTGTCCCTGACGCTGTGGGTGGTGCGGCTCGCGCTCCCGAATTGGGAGTGGTTCACGCTCTTGCGGCTGGCCGCGTTCGCGCTGGTGCCTGTCGTGCTGGCGTGGCGTCTCGTGATCATCGTTCAGGTATGGCGGCGCAGCCACCAACGTAAGGGAGCCTCGTGAAGTTCATGCCGGCCGCCAAGCACGGCGGCATCCAGACCCGCGTCACCCGGATCGTCATCCACGCCACCGTCTCCCCCTGCGTCGAGGGCGGCGCCCGTGCGGTGGCGCGCTACTTCCAGTCGGCGGGCGCCGGCGGCAGCGCCCACTACACGGTCGACCCGGGCGAGGTCGTCGCCTCGGTGCGCGAGGGCGTCGTCGCCTACCATGCGCCGCCGAACACCGGCAGCATCGGCATCGAGCTGTGCGACCCGCAGAAGGGCTCCAGCGCCCGCTGGCGGGACGACGAGCACGAGGCCATGCTCCGGCGCGCCGCGGCGCTGGTGCGGCAGGTCGCGGCCCGCTGGGACGTACCGCTGCGCCGGCTGTCGGTGGCGCAGGTGAAGGCGGGCAAGGCGGGGATCTGCGGGCACGTCGACGTCAGCAAGGCGTTCGGGCAGACCGACCACTCCGACCCGGGCAGTGGGTTCCCGTGGGATCACTTCATGGAGCTCGTCCGCGGCGACGGCGAGGAGCCGCCGCGGGTGGTGGTGAAGGACGGCGTCCCGCAGTGGTCCGGCCGCACGCTCAAGGTGGGCGAGCCGATGCAGCGCGGCGACGACGTGAAGACGTGGCAGGCCAAGATGGCCAAGCGCGGATGGGACATCGACGTGGACGGCTGGTACGGCGCGCAGTCGCGGACGGTGTGCCGAGGCTTCCAGCGGGCCACCGGGCTGCCCGCCACCGGCGAGGTGGACCGGGACACGTGGGCGATGACGTGGTCGTGGCGCCCGCCCGAGAAGTCGTGATCGACGATCTGGCCCGGCTGTACCTGCAACGGCAGCACGGGCCTTCGGTTCCAGATTTCCGCCCCCGCGCGAGGGGCGGCGCATCCCCTGAGGAGGGGCACATGCACAACGCACCTATCGAGTACGGCAAGCCGCCGGTCGAGGCCAAGGTGAAGTGGGCCAGCCTGGGCGGGTTCCTCGGCTCCGTCGGCCTGCTGGCGGTGCTGCAGGCGGTGGACGCTGACCACAGTCTGATCGCGTGGTGGCCCGACTGGGCCGAGGCGGTCACGATCCCGCTGCTGCCGACGGCGATCGGCGCGGTGGCTGGCTGGAAGGCGAAGCACACGGCTCGCCCGGATCTGCCTGTCAACAAGCGGTAGCTCTGGAGCGTCCCACGCTGGCGCCCACCCGGCGTGGGTCCGCCCCCGTCACCCCTTCGCGGGGTGGCGGGGGCTCCTTTCGTGTGCTCAGGCGCCGCCGCGGCGTTCCCGATACGCGCGGCGCACCCGCTCCCGCAGTTCCTCCGGCACCGGCTCGCCCTCGGCGAGCTGGTACTGCAGTCGTTCCGTCGGCGTCATCTGCTTCCACACCTCGGCCAGGTCTGGGTCTTCGCTCGGCAGCATGTGCTCGTCGCTCATCCCGCCATCCTCACCCCGCGGGTTGATCGTCTGAGGCATGTTGGCACAGCCCGCCGTCGAGCCGCTTCCGGTTGGCGCTCCAGGGGCTCATAGGATCGGCTCGCACCACACGCACCACCCCGGGGAGACGCGCCATGGCCTACAACGGACCCGACGACCTGCTGCAGATGAGGCGCGACTTCGTATCTGCGGAGAAGGAGCTCGCCAAGCTCAGCCGCCGGCCCGACCATGATCGGGAGAAGTGGCAGAAGACGCACGCCCAGATGAGGGAGCTCGCGGTCAAGATCCAGGCGCATCCCTGGATGGCTGCGGCCGAGAACCGCTACCAGGCGTGGATGCAGCTACGGGACGCGGCGGTCGAGGGGTAGGTCGATCACTTCGACGAGATCGGGCAGCGGCACCAGCGCGGCGACCTCGGCCACGGTGGTCGCGTAGGCGAGCACGATGTCGCGGATCGGGCCGCGCCGGGTCACGCGCAGCACCTGGCGGGCCCCGTGGCCGCGGTCGAGCAGGATGCGCTCCACCTCGATGCCGCCTGGGCCGTACCACCTGCTCACGGCCGCCAGGCTACGCCAGCCAGGACGGCTACTCGTCCGCCGGCTCCGGCTTCGGAGCGGCCACGAACGTGCCCAAGCCGCGCACCGCGTAAGCGACGCCCTCCTCCCGCAGCCGGATCAGCACCTTGCGGGCCGTGCCACGGGCGACACCGAACTCCTGCACCAGCTGGTGCTCGCTCGGCAGCGGCGAGTCCACCGGGTAGGTGCCGTCGGCGATCCTCGCCTTGAGGATCTCCGCGATCTGCACCCAGCGCGGGGCGTTCAACCGCCATTCGATCATCACGGTTTCACGCTAGGCACCCCTACTGACCTGCGGATACCCATACTTCCTCATGTCTCACCATGGTGAAGTATGGTGAACAGGCGTAGCATGACGGCCACCTAGCCACACATAAAAGTGGGCCCGACCGGCGCGGACACGCCAGCGGGCCCAGACGCACGGTGGAGGTGCGCCCCTATGGCCGAGTCTACGAGCGGCCACGCCGAGAACAACCCCCCGGCGCCGCTCCCCCAGATCCCCGAATGCGACGTAAGCCTGGACGAGACCGGGCTCTACCGGCTGACCCACCGGCGCACCCGGGAGACCGCCACCGCATCCACCCCAGAGCAGGCCGACCTGCAGGGCGCCATCCTCCGCGCGCACGCCGCCCTCACCCGCAAGCTGCCGTTCACGACCGGCGACCTGCGATGACCGCGACCAAGCTGCGCGTCCCCTATATCACTGCCTACTCGGGGGAAGAAGTCGAGGGGAAGCTGGTCCTTCGCTGGCATCCAGAGGCTGCGGGGCTACGCCTCGCCTACGTCGACGAGGTCGCCCTGGATCGCATGTTCGGCGTGCTGTGGGCGCGCCAGGGCATTTCCCGGGGCGGCGCCCCGCAGTGGAAGCTCGTCAACAGCCTGCGGCAGCGGCGCGCCATGTTGCGCAACCTGTGCCAGGTGTGCGGGCGGCCGGCCACTGACCCGATCTCAGGGCGGGTGTGGTGGGTGCTCGCCGATGACCCCACCGACACCAGCGACGGCGCCGGCTACACGAACGCCCCGCCCACCTGCCGTTCCTGCATCCCCGAGGCGATCGCCTCCTGTCCCCGCCTACGCCGATCAGCAGCGGTCTACACCGTCGGCGGCAGCGAGCCGTACGGCGTCCTCGCCGCCGTCGTCCAGGAGTCGACCAGCAACGGCGAGATCGTACTGAAGAAGAACGTCCCCATCCCGCTCGATGCTTTCCAGCGGCTGGAGTTGGCGATGGCGACGCAGCTGCTCGTCGTCGTGCGTGATCTGCGGCGGGAGGCGATCCCATAGTCAGCCTGGCTCCCGCGGAGGCCGGGTGCGCGAACCGCGACCACGTGGGAGCCGGGCGTCAGAGCTGGTCGGCCCTGTCCGGTCGCGGAGGGGGCACCGGGCAGGGCCGCCCTTTCCCCGCGCATGAGTGAGCCCCGACCGTAGGTGACGGCCGGGGCTCTCGTATGTGGCGGTTCTACAGCCCGTAGGCGGCGAGCTCCCGCCGCACCGCCCACCGGCAGAGCGTCCAGGACGCGGCCCGACGGATCTCCTGGGCGCGCTCCGACGTCATGTGGCCGTAGTACATCCATTCGTCGAACTCGTTGCTGGCCGCCGGCCACATGTCGCCGGCTTTCACGCATACCTGCTGCAGGTGGTCGAGGATGAACGCCGCCCCGGGGTCGAGGCAGGGGCGTGTGCTCAGCCCCAGGGTCCGCCGGAGCGTCTTTCGCGCTCGCCAGAAGGTGTAGCTGATGCTCATGGTCGGTGTCCTCACAGGCTGGTGGTGGTGGGCCCTTCGGCCCAGAGTCCGAACGTGGCGTCCGCCCACAGCTTGAGCCGGGTACGGCGCGCCACCTCCTCAGGCGTCAGGTGGGCGGTGCGGTGCGGCCGGCGCAGGATCCTTGCGACGCTCTCCTCCCAGAACTGGGTCAGGAGGTAGGCGACGATGCCCTCCAGTCCGGCGGCGGTGGCGATGTCGGCCTCGTACCGGAAGTGCTCGTGCCAGTCCCGCTTGTGGCCGAGGCCGTGCGCGTCCTCGTACCAGATGCAGCCCTCGGCGATCTCGGCGGCGATCTGGTGCGGCATGTGAGCGACCTGCGCCACGGTGAGCCCGAGCTCACTGGCGAGCGCCATCATGCGGTCGACGCAGCCGGCTCCCCGTACCCGCTCAAGGTTTTGGATCAGTGACATGGGGTTTCTCCCTTGAGAGGTCAGGCGGCCGACATGGGGGCGGGGGCGTGGTGCTCGACGTCGAGGTCGGCGGCCCAGATGGTGCGCTGGCAGTGGGCGCAGCGGTAGAGGATCGGGCCCTCGTCGAGCGCGTGGTGGCAGCGCGGGCAGCGCGAGGTGAGGGTCATCACAGCCACCAGGCGAGGTCGAGGATGACGAACATGGTCGCGCCGATGCCGGCGACGAGCGCCGAGACGGTGGGGACGGTGCCGCGCCGCCACAGGGTGAGGGCGACGTGGAAGCACGCGGCAGCGACGACGAGCGGCGGCAGGAAAACCCACGGGGGCCGCCACGGCTGGGTGTCGCCGAGGAGCCAGAGCGCCCAGACGACGGCGGAGCGCTGGGTGAGCGCCCACGCGCCGAGCAGGACGGCGGCGACGGCGAGGCACATCTCGACGCGGGCGCTGTCCTGTGAGGTGGGGGAATCGATCTCCATGGTGATCTTCCTTTCGTGTTGGGTGATTCAGGCGTTCTGCAGGACGTACATGCCGTGCCCGCCGCGGGCGACGTCGCCGGCGTTGACGAGATCACGGAGGGCGTTCCGGACGGAGTTGGCCGACTTGACCTGCCGGCCACCGTCGGCGTTGACAGAGGCCAGGACGTCTTCGACACTCATCGGCGCGCCAGCGTCGGCCAAGGCGGCCATGACACGGTCGGCCAGGAGGCGCGGCCGGCGGCGGGCCCCACCTTCCGGCTCGTCGTCACCGCCAGGGCCAGCCTGCCCGCGGCCCTTCTGCGAGAGCTCCTCACGCAACTCGGCACACAGCGCCGCCATGTCAGCCTGGTCGTGGCGGGCGGCGTACGCCGCGCCGGCGGCATCCCATGAGGCTTCCTCCAGTTGGGCAGGCTCACCGGGCCCGTAAAGGGCGAGAATCTCGGGATCCAGGCCGGGCAGCGGCGCGATGGAGCCGATCCTCCAGTGCCGCATCATGCTGGTGGGGGTCGAGCTGGACAGCAGATAGGCGGTGCCCTGGGTGTCGCAGAAGTCGTCATCGTCGTCGGCCAGGTCGAACTGGCTGCGCAGCTGGACCGGCTTGAACTGCTTGGGGATCGGCGTCAACGACTGGGCGGCGGACAGCAGGCCGTCCGCGACGAGCTGGGCCATCATCGACGACGACCAGCGCAGCAGGACGATCTCGCCTTCCTTCAGCATCGCGCGCAGCGTGTCCGAGCCGCCGAGCTCCTCGAGGTGGCTGGCCTGGGCGTCCAACTCGATGCCGATGCCTACGCTGCGCCCGGTCCGGCCCAACTCCTTGATCCAATACGTCATCTCGTCCCGGTAGGGGGCGCCGCGCTCCAGCCCGCGGTTGGCCTCATCGAGCCGCACCGACATCAGCGGGTCCGGGTCGCCGATCAGGAAGGCGTTGCGGCCCAACGCCGCGTACCGGCGCTGCCGGGCCTGGGCGACGGCGACCGCCGCCCGCAGCATCAGGACGACCTCCTCCTGGCTGGTGGCGCGCCAGTCGACCTGGCCCTCGGATTCAGGGGCGCTCTGGCCGCCCTTGAGGTCGCCGTACCAACTGACGATCCGGTTCCGCTTCTCGGCGGCGAGTGTGTACTGGACCGTCCGCGACTTGCCGGCGCCGGTCGTCCCCAGGACGAACGCGCGCACCGCGGATCCGGTGCGCGGGTCGAACAGGCGCCGCCGCGCCGGGCGGCCGTTGTGATGGCGGCCGACCACGATCCGCCCGTACCGGTCCATGAGCATGTCGCTCGGCGACGGCGGCGGCATCACGGCGAGCGGGTTGAACGGGTAGATGGTGACGATCGCCTGCCGTCCGCTGGTTTCGACGACGACGCGGGCCGGATCATCGGAGACACCGAGAGCGGAGCACAGCGCTTCCTTGTCGTACTTGATGACCTGGCCGGGCGGCGCCTCCAGCATCAGCTCCACGATCTCGTCGCTGCGGGCCAGCGTGTGCGCGCTCACTGGTCACCTCCGTCAGAGGCCGCGGCGGGCCGGCCGCTGCGCACGCTGATCAGCACGGTCCCTGGCATGGCCAGCGGGGCGATCCTGGAGGCCCACACCGAAGCTGGGTCGCGGGCATCCTCCTGCTGGCCGACCTTCAGCAGCCGCACGGACGCGCCGCGGCCGGGCACCGGCCCGATCGCGATCAGATCCTCGGGGATGTCCATGGCCGCCGACAGGTCCTTGACGTCGATGTTCGGGACCGGGCGGCCCGGGGTGGCCGAGCGGATCACGGCCTTGAGCGACCTCTCGCCGGTCCGCTCGATGCCCTCCAGCAGCGTGCCGGGCGCGGCACCGCCCTTGACGGCCACGTGCTCGGCCCACCAGCGCGCGGCCGGATGGTCGTCGACCAGCTCGTCGGCCGGGTCCTGGGCGGTCGCCGGGGCGGGCGGCGGCGTGGGGGACATCATGCGGCGGGCGACGCGGGCCGGCCGCACCAGCCCGACCCCCAGCGTCCACACGGCCAGAGCGAGCGCCTCCACCCAGTGGATGCCGGGCACGATCCGCTCGCCGACCAGCAGTGCGGCGAGGCTGGCCCCGGGCGCCAGGTACAGCACGGTCGCGACCGTCTTCTGCTGGCCGTCGGGCTTCCACAACCGCAGCGTGGCCAGCCCGACGCCGGACAGGGCGGCGGTCGCCAGTAGGGACGCCCCGGCGAAGTCGCCGGTGAACAGCCCGACCGCCGCGGCGGTGAAGCCGGCCGCGGTGGCCAGGCGGCCCGTGCCGCTGCGTGCGGCGTCGAGGCGGCGGAGCGCCCGGCTGAGGTCGTGCCACTCGGGCAGCGACATGTCCACCTTGGGCAGCGGCGGCGGCGTGTTCACGGTCGTCTCCCTTCAGCGGTTGCTGTAGAACTCGGCTTCGGCCATCGGCACCGACATGCTGCGGGCCTTGTCGGCGACGGTCCCGTAGTCGGCCTGGTGGGCGTCGGACGCCTGGCCGAACATGGTCGCCAGGTCCTCGGTGTCCGCGGCCATCGCGTCGGCTTCATCGAGCACGCTGCGCATGACGGCGGCGGCCTCGTGGTGCTCGCTGACGGTGTCGACGTCCACCTTCAGCGACGCCATCTGCTGGGCCAGCCGGTCCACGCCGGACGAGCAGCCTTCGATGTAGCGGTAGGTGTCCCGCACCTGCTCGCTCAGGCCGCGCAGCCGGATCCCGGCCACCGTGAGCTGGGCGATGATGATGCCGTAGCGCACCACCGTCTCCAGCACGCCGCCGCTGGCCGCCACCGCGGCGCCCGTGTGGCTTCTCTCCAGCTCTGCACCCATGACAGGGCCTCCCTACTCGTCGTGGTATTCGCGCTCGGCGGGCCTGGCGTGGCCTGCGTCGCGGACCGCGTCAGCCAGCGGCTTGTGCCGCGCCGCGGCGTTGCTGCCAGCAGTCGCGATCGCCTCGGCCGCCCGGGGCAGGCTCTCGGCGATGGCGTTCGCGCGGGCCTTGACGGTGAAGGTCTTGTCCATGAGCCGCACCATCCAGCCCGCCAGGACACCCGGCACCTTCAACTCGATGACCTTGGCGTGGACGGCTTCCAGCTTGGTGATGAGCCGTTCGCAACCGTCGGCGGTCGCGCGGGCCTCGGCGACGCCGTCGGTGATCTCCTCGGCCATGTCGGCGTCGGCTTCGATCACGTCGTAGATCGTCAACTCGGCGTCGCCGTACTGGGTCGTGCGGGGCGGCGGCGTGGACATGCTTCGGGCTCCCTGCTCGTACGGGGCTGACTGCGGCGTCGAGCTGGCGTGGCCGGCGGGCAGCGCACGCCACCCCGCCGCGGGCGCCCCGGCGACGGCCCTGGCCGGCTTGTCGGACTGGTCACGGCCGGAGGGCTCGTCGACGCGCTCCATCCGCTCGAAGCGGTAGGCCCGGTCGGCACCGGGCGGGGGTCTCATCCCCTCCCAGCCGGGAGGCGGCGGAGGCGGGGACCTCCACGAGCCGGCGGCGTCCTGGTAGTCGCTCGCGGGCTTCGCGCCCGTGGTGGCCTTGCCGCCGGGCCGTCCGGCTGTCCACCGCTTCGGCCCCGCGCTCCTCTTACCGCCCTTGCGCGCCTTCCAGGTCAGCTTCTGCCCTTCGGGGCGGCGGGATCCGCCCGGCGTCTTGGCGGCCGGCTCGTCCTTGCCGGCGCCGCCCTTCGGCTTCTTCGCCGGCTTGCCGCTGCTCTCAGGGCGTCCGCCGGTCCAGCGCTTCGGCCCGCCGTCGTCCTTGGCGTCCTTGCGCTTGGGCGCCTTCCACGTCAACGGGCGCGGGCCCGGGGGGCTGGGGCGCTTCGCGTCGGGCGCGCCCTTGTCGGAGGTCTTCTTAGCGGCGTCCGGGGAGGGCTGCTTCGGCGACTTGCCCTTCCCCTCGGGGGCTCGGGCGTCCGGGCGCGCCGGCGCGCTGCCGTCCTTGTCGGGACGGCGCTTGCGCTGCTTCGCCTTGTCCTGATCCCGCACCGTCTTGCCGCCAGGCCCGGCCTTGGGCGCCTTGCCGGGGCCGCTCTTGCCGTCGCCTGGCCTCCGCGCGCCTTCAAGGCCGCCTTTCGGCGCCTTGCGCGGCTTCCGCTCGCCGTCATGGCCCGTGTGCCCGCCAGCGCCCCGTCCGCCGCCACGCGGCCCGTGAGGCTTCCTGTGGGCGCCCTCCTGGTGCGAGCGCGTCAGCAACCCGGACCGCTTCCCCTCCGCGCGCGTACCGGCTCCGGCAGCGGCAGCCTTCGCGGTCGCCTTGTCCGCAGCGGCGCGGGCCTGATCGGCGAGCGCCGACCGGTGCCGAGCCCGATGCCACATGCCCTGCGCGGCGGCCACACCCATGGCCGTCATCAGCGCGACGGCGAGCTGGAGAGTGTCCCGCGGCGTCGGGTTGTCCGGGTCCTCCGGCTGCGGCGGGGCGAACGCGCCCTCCTCCTCGTCGTCGGCGGCGGTAGGCGTAGGGAGGGCGGGCATCATCAGGGCTAGCGGAGGAGCCATCTGGCCGACCCGCGGCAAGCTCGGCCACGTCCCGGCCGGCCGGGCCTCCGGTTCGCTGGGGGCGCCCTCAGCCAGGAAGGCGGGGAACTGCGGGGTGGGCTCCGGGGGCAGCGGCGGAGGCGGAACGGACCCGTCCGGCCGGGACCGGAAGCTCACGACATTGTCGTCGTCGCTCACGATGCCCGCTCCTCTCAAGTGTTGACGGAAAGTGACTGAATGACGTACTCTCGCGCGCTCGCGCGCGCAGGCGCTCGCGCGCTCGCATTACACGCGCGAGGCCAGTTCACGGATGAAGATGAACATGGCACCCCCGCGCACGGTTACTGCCTGTAGCGCTGGCAGTAGTTGGTGAGCGTCAGCGCAAGGTCGTGCCACGCCCCCTCGTCACCGTCCGCGGCGCGCTCGCGGGCGATCCTTCGCGCCTCGTCCCACCACAGCTCGGCCACTCCCTGAACCCCGCGGCCAGCTGCCAGCTCCCGGCGCTGCTCGGCGTGCCGACGCTGGTTGTAGGCACGTCGCTCAGCGTTGGTCATCGGCTGCTTCACGGCATCTCCTCACCAGGTCGGCTGATGGGTGCTTGCGGAGGGGCGTCGAACGACGGAGGTAGTACGACCGGCGGAATCTCGAAGAACTCGCTCGCCTCGTCCTCGGCCTTCGACACAGCCGGACGAGCCGGGTGGCGCGGCAGGCTGTTCGCGACCAAGCTGTCCACGAACCAGCGTGGCGCTGGCGACATGGGAGGCAGCAGGCTGGAGACGGCTTCCGGGAGCTTCCAAAAGCCCAGGAGCGCGGCGGTCGCGGCCACGAGCGCCACCGGGTCCTCGTCCCCGAAGTCGAACCATTCGCCGTGCTTCCAGTAGCTGCGGAAGCATGCGTGGAGAACCCGCTCCATATCCCGCCCACCTGGGGTTTTCCACAGCATCCGTAAGGCGACTGGGGAGCCGACCTGCAGCTCCTCCAGCCGCTTGTCCGGGTTGAAGCTGACTCCGATCTTCACAGGTCGCGCTTCGTCTGAGCCGATGAGGTAGAGCCACCTCTGACGCTTGGCCACTGACGTCCTCGCTTCTGCAGAGCGGTCGGTGCGATGTCACGCCGATTCCCGGCGGATCATGTCGAGAAAGCTGCCGTCCTGCGAGGTAGCCGGCGCGCGCGCCTCAGCCGGTCTCCGCTGGGCGACCCGGCCGGCGTCCGTCCCGCGCGCGAGGGCCGGCGCCTGCTTGGCCTGCGCGGCGGCCTGACGTGCGGCGGGGATCTCGTGGCGGTGCTTCCGGTAGCGAGCCTCCAGCCGGTGCGTGAGCTTCATCGCCTTCTCCAGGTGCTCCTGGATCTCGGCGAGCGGCGCAGTCACCCGCCCGTGCCGCCACCACGCTTCGAAGGAGCCGTACTCCGGCGGTGGGTTCTCCGCCCACATCGCCTCGGCGTCCCGTCGGATCCGGGACACATAGTCGGCATACTCCGCCAGGTGGTGCCGTAGCTGGCTGGCGAAGGCGGCCACCATCTCGGGGCGGTCCAGCATTTCCCCGGACCATCCCTCGTCTCTGGTTGTCGTCATCGCTGGGAACTCCTTCGGGAAGTGAACGGGAACAGAGGCAGGGAACTCCGGCGGGAACTCGGTGTCCGCGGAGAGGGAACAAGCGAGGGAACACCGCGGCGTGCTGCGCGGAACTGGGGCGGGAACTCCGGAGGGAACTGGAGCTTCTGCGCGGAGGGAACTGGAGCGCCCGCGCGGTGGAAGGGCGCGCTGGTGTGACCGCTACGGGACCGCACGGAGACGCACCTCCTCGCTTCCGGTTTCGCCCTGGCCGTTTCCGCGGCCGGGGGCCATGTCGGCGATCAGGTTGCGGGCGTACTTCGTGGTGCAGTCGAGCATCGCGGCGAGTTCCTTGACCTCGATGTCGGGGTTGGTGCGGAGGATGCTCGCGGCCCGCGCTCGCTTGTTGACCTGCTGGCCGGCGCCCTTCCCGGACGCGGACTCGATCTCTTTCGGGCGCCGCTTACCGGCGGTGCTGTTCTTGGTCAGCTCCAGTCGGACGCGGGCCTCGGTGGCGATCTCGGCGTCCCGGACCCTGTCCTCGGTTTCGGCCGCGGCTTCCTTCCGAATCTGGGCTACAGCGTGCTCCCAGCGGTCGGCCAGCTCTCCTCGGATCGCCTGCTCTCGCTCGTCCAGTTCCTCGCTGTGCCGCTCCGCGAGTTCCCTTCGGAGCGCAGCGAGTTCCGCGCTGTGGTTCTCCTCGAGTTCCCTCTGGAGTTCCCCGAGTTCCGTCTTCTTCGCCCGCTCCAGTTCCGCCCGCAGTTCCTCCTCGCGGGCGGCCTGTTCCGCTGTGAAATTCCGCCGCAGTTCCGCGTTCAGGACCGGCTCGAGTTCCTTCCGGAGTTCCTCCAACTGGAGAGCCCGGTTGTAGGAGTAGCCGACCCCGGACAGCGCCAGGAGGGCCATGACGGTGGACAGGTCGAGCACGATCGGGAAGAGGACGGCCAGGAAGTGGTTGCCGCCGACGAAGGGCAGCACCACTTCCTGTTGGGCGTTCACGCTGAGCGCCATGCCGCCGACGAAGACCAAGCCGACGCCGCCCTTCAGCAGGTTTGAGGCGTAGGGGTCGGTGAGCAGGTGGGCAAGGAAGGCGGCGGCGATGACGGGTGCGATGCCGATCAGGAAGCCCGCCACCGTCGCCTTGAGGTCGCCTTCGGCGGCTTTGCTGAGGGCGTGCATGACGCTCAAGGTCAAGGAGATGGCCCCGCAGAACACGAGCAGGCCCCAGAGCGGCCATCGCGTGTGGTTGTCGGTGTCGTGCTGGGCGGTCACGGGTGATCTCCTCAAGGTGCTGATGTTGATGTGTGGCGGTGGTTCAGGCGGTCGCTGACGCGAGGGCGATTACGCCGACCCCTCGCTCTCGGGCCGGTCGCGCTGGCTACGGCGGAGCCCGAACTGCCACCAGCGGGGCTGCGGCGTGAGGGCGTCCTGGACGCCGAGCAGGTTCGCGTCGAGCGTCTGGCTGGACTCGCGGATGGCGTCGGCGATGTTGTCGAGCGAGTCGCTGGCGGTCTTCTCGATCGAGGCGGTGATGCCGGAGAGGGCGTCCTCCAGGCGGGCGTTGGACCGGTCGTGGGCGCCGGCCAGGTACCGCACCGCGGTCGCGATCTCGGCGAGCTCCGTGCGGCAGGCGGCGACCTGGCGGACGGCCTCGCGCAGCTCGGCGAGCTCGCTGGTGATGGCCAGCAGCGTGTGCGCGGTCGCGGCCTGGGCCGCGTACATCGCGGTCGCGGCGTCCCGCTCGTGCAGGGTCCGGTGGTTGTCGTGGATGTAACCCTCGTAGAAGTGGCGCCCGTCGGCCGCGTAGGCCAGCAGCGCCATGGCCTGCTCGGCCGGCGTCGCGGTGGTGGTGCTCATCGGGTGGGCTCCTGCTCGTCGGTGTCGGGTGGCGGGTTCATGGCGGCGATGGCGACCTGCCAGGCGTTGAGCGTGGCGAGCGCCTCGGCGAGGCGGCTGTTCACCTGTCGCGGCTACGGCGCAGGCGGGGGTTGCGGGAGAGCACCTCGGCGCGGTTCCTCTCGGCGGCCGACCCCTCGCGGTCGCCTCGCAGCAGCGCGACGAAGGATCGGGCCCAGGTGCCTGCCACGAGTTCGAGTCCTTCGTCGGTGTAGGCGGGCGGGATGTCGTCGCCGTCAGCCCACCCGCTCATCGGGTGACCGTCCCGGCCCGGGCGGCGGCGACCGCGGCGAGGAGGGCGAGGCCGATCGTCTCGGCGTCGTCGAGGGAGAGCGGTTCGTCGGCGCTGCGGTACAGCTCGATGGCGATGCCGTAGCCGGGGTGGTGGTTGATGCCGACGTACGGCCGAGCACCGTGGTGGGGCTGGCCGGGGATCGGCCGGTCGGCGGCGTAGCAAGCCGACTCGCCGTGATCGTGGCGGACGCACCAGGGCGTCGCCACCGGGCAGGGGCGGCGCTGCTGCGGGACCAGGGCCGGGGCGAGGGTCTGTGGCATGATGGTTGCGTTCCTTCCGGCTCGTACGGGCGGGGGGACACGGCGGGCGGCCCGGGTCTTGGCAGATGCGGGGCCGCCTGCGGCATGTCTGGGGTAGGTCGGCGGCATCAGACCGCCACCTCGGCGAGGGTCTCAGCGCGATACACCGCGGCGTACTCCTCCACCACGACGCTCTGGCCCGACTCGGCAATGTCCAGCAGCCGGACGATGAAGGCGCGGGGGACCTTGTAGGTGCGGCGGAACCTGATGCTCGGGATCTCTCCGGCCTTGACCGCTCGATCCACGGTCATGCGGGAGACGTTGAGCATGGCCGCGGCCTGCTTGAGGGTCAGCAGGGCGTGGGGCTCCTTCTGCACAGAATTCACCTCCAGAACTCATGTCGCCCGTCGCTCCGGTGGCTCCTCGGGCACTAAGCGAACTGTATTGCTTCTCCGGAGAAGCCACAAACATTTCGAGGTAACAAACGCCTTGCCTTGATCGGGGAACCGTGTCGCTTCTCCAGTAAGGTGGAGCATTAAGAAGCCGGACATCGATCACAAAACAGGCAGGTCATGGCAGATGCGAAACGGTGGGTGAGCGTTTCCGCCCCATACGTCCGACCGCAAGCAGGTGAACCCGACGCCTGGGCTCAGGAAGCCGCACAGCACGGCCAGGCCGGTACCCAACTCCTCCGCGAAGTCGCCGAGATCGAGCCGCCCGCCCACATCGCCGCCGCACTCGGTATCCAGCCCGGCGAAACCGTGATCGTCCGCCGCCGAACCATGCTGCTCGACGGCCAGCCGGTCGAACTGACCGACTCCTACTACCCGGCGGACATCGCCCGGGGCACCCGCCTCGCCGAGCCGCGAAAGGTTCCAGGCGGAGCCGTCAGGCTGCTTACCGAACTCGGTCACACGCCCGGCCACGCGGACGAGGACGTGTCCGCCCGAGAGCCGACCGACAGGGAACGCCAGATGCTGCACCTACCGGCCGGCGAATGGGTGCTGGTGCTGTTCCGAGTCCTGAAATCCGATGCCGGCCGGCCGATCGAGGCCAGCATGATGACCATGCTCGCGCGGGGCAGACACCTGCGCTACGCCCTGTCCCTGTGACCAGAGAGGACCGACCGGTGGCTATGTCGGATGACCGGCCGAAGCACATCCAGATCGCGGCGGACCTCCGCGCGCAGATCATGGCCGGGACGCTCGCGCCCGGCGAGGCGATCCCTTCTACCCGTGCGCTGCAGCAACGGTACGGAGCGTCCGGCACGGCGATCGCGAACGCGGTCGGCATCCTGAAGGCGGAGGGATGGGTGCTGGGGCAGCAGGGCAAGGCCGTGACAGTGCGAGACGCGCAGATGGTGGTGGTGTCGGAGTCCGCCTACTTCGAGCCGTCGCCTGGCGGGTATTCGTACAAGCTCCTCGGCGTTGAAGAAGGCGAGCCGCCGAAGGATGTTGCGCGTGCCCTCAGCTTGGAGTCTGGGGAGGGGGCCGTGCTGCGCCAGCGCCTCACACTGCGCGCTGGCGTTCCCGTTGAGGTCTGCTGGTCGTACTACCCGCTGAGCATTGCTGCCGGCACTCCGCTGATCAACCGCACCAAGATTCGCGGTGGCGCGCCGGCGGTCCTCGCACAGGCGGGATTTCCCGAGCGGAGGCTGGTCGACCGCGTGTCGTCTCGGATGCCGACTCCTGAGGAGGTCGAGCACCTCGACATCCCCGACGGCGTGTCGGTGCTGAGGCAGTTCCGCGTCATCTACTCGGACAGCGGCCGGCCTGTCGAGGTGAGCATCATCGTCAAGCCGGGCCATCTCTATGAGCTGGAGTATGAGCGAACCATCGAGCAGTGATCCGGCAGCGAAGCCCCCGCATCTGCGGCGGACCTGCCGGCAGCCCTCGCGGTCATCTGTCGTACGACAGGTGACCGCGCACACCGACGCCCACCTGTGTTTTGACCGGCCGTAAACACCGCCTCACACATGGTCTTCGCAGGTAGTGAGGTTGTGCGCGCTAACAACCGAAACTCCTGGTATAGAGCGTGCTTTAAGCTGCATAAAGCTGCAACGTCACGTTCCTGCAACGGTCCTGTCCGTAAGTTGCCGATCGCGGTTTGTGAGCGTCAAATGCCCTATTGAGGCGCAATCCGAAACCGCGTGCGTGGGGCCGCAGCATACCGCCGGGGGGTGGGAAAGATCGCCAACAAAGAAGTGGGCGAAAGCCCGAGACATGCCAAAACAGCCCTGCGGGAGGGCACCACAGACGTACGACAGCTGACCGACGCCCAGCTAGTCGACCCACGGTTCATGCGCACCGTCGTCACCCGCATGGCCGACCAGATCGACACGCTCCAACTCCTCGTCGGCCAACTGTTCGAACAGCTCGACACCGAACGCGCCGGCCACGCGCCGCCCGAAATCCGGCACGCCCTCGCCCGGAAAGGCCGGCGCGTCCACTTCATCACCGAGTGGGTCGACGGCCGCGAGATCACCGTCGGCATCCGGCCGACCGGCCGCGACGACCCGGCCGACGCCGACAGACGGTGGCAGCTGCTGCGCGAACAGTACAGCGGGGGTCGAGACCAGTGAGCGGGTTACCCGACTGGGAGCTCCGGGAGGAGCACGACCCACCGTTCGACGTCGTCGCCCACTGGGAAAACGACCGGCTGATCATCACCGTCGCCACGACGCTCCAGGGCATCGAACGGCAGGACGCGATCGACGCCCTACTGGCCCGCTACCGCCGCCGCGACTGGCGCGGGGTCTTCCCCATCCCGCTGCTGGCCGGCGCCTGGGAGTGGGCGCGTGAGCACGAGCGCGCCGCCTCGGCTGCCGCCGGCACCGCGGCCACCGCGATCGTCGGCACGATCGCCCTCGCCATCACCGGCGTCCTGGACAGCGACGAGCGCAGGCCGTACGCGGCCCCGCCGCCGACGACCATCGTCATGACCGTGGACGGCACCCGCGCCGACCTCCCTTCCACGACCCGGCCGTCGACGGCGCGCCCGTCGCGGCGGCCCACCGCTCCCCCGGCCGTGGCCGAGCCCCGGAGGCTCGCCGCCACACCGGCCACCGCGGGCCCGAGCCAGCGAGGCGCGACGGAGGTGACCCGGCCGGCCCGCCGTACACCGGCGCCGAGCTCGCGGCCCACCAGGAGGCGACCGGAGCCGTCAGCCGCCGTGCGAGAGCCGCGACGGGAACGGGAGACGGTCGTCGCGGTGACGGCCCCGCCACGGCGCACCGAGCGGCCTACAGTGGACGCGCGCCCAGCAGCCACGACAGCGCCCGCACCCCAGCCCGGGCCGACCGCCGCAGCGGGGTGCGGCGGCATCATCCACGCCCGCGTGGATCCGCTGCTGGACGTGTGCGTCCGCCTCCGATAAGCACCCCCTGGAGCGTTCCCCATGCCCTACATCCGCCGCCTCCCGAGCGGCCTCTACCAGGCGACCGTGCGCATGCCCAACGGCAAGCGGGTCACCGAGACGAACCGGCTCAAGTCCGTCGTCGAGAAGTGGGCCAAGCAGCAGGAAGCCAAGTTCGCGGCCGGCGACGTCCGCGACCCGAACGCAGGCAAGATCAAGGTCGCTGACTGGTATGCCCGCTGGACGAAGGCCCGGCTTGTCGAAGGCCCGACGAAGGCCAAGAATGCCTCCCTGTGGGCGACCCACTGCCAGCCCAAGTGGGGCGACTGGCCCATGCAGGCGGTCCAGCGGGTCGACGCCCAGGCGTGGGTGGGCGAACTGATCGAAACCCGGCGTGTCCGGCACAAAGGCCGCACGGTCAGCCCGTTCGCCGACCCGGACGAGATCCCCACGCTGGCCGCGTCGACCATCCACGACATCGTGTATCTGATGGGATCCATGTATCGGGCCGCGATGAAGGAGAACCCTCCGGTCGTCATGGTGAACCCGTTCGGCGACCTCGACCTGCCGCGCCGCAACGCCAAGTCGGTCGAGTTCTACGAGCGGGAGGAGGCCCAGGCGCTGTACGCCGCTGTGGAGGAGCTACACGGCCCCGGGTGGCGGACCCTGGTCGAGCTCGGCATGGACGTGGGGCTGCGGCCTGGTGAGCTGTACGGGCTGCACGCGCACCGGGTGGACTGGATGCGTGGTCTGCTGGCGGTGGTGGAGGTGCAGACCCGGGAGGGGCTGCGCGCGTATCCCAAGAGCATGAAGAGCAACCGGGTGGTGCCGGTGCCGGCGCTCACGCTGGCGGGGATGAGCCGGCTCATGCAGGGCCGGGGGCGCATGGAGAGGGTGTTCACCGCGCCGGGCGGCGGGCTGATCGACGACGGCAACTTCCGCGACCGGATCTGGTACCCGAGCATCGAGGTGGCGGGGATCCGCCGCTTCCCGCCGAGGATCATGCGGCACACCGCGGCGAGCTGGTTGGTTCAGGACGGCGTGCCCCTTTACGACGTACAGTCGCTACTGGGACACGAGAGCTTCACCACTACCCAGCGTTACGCGCATCTGGCTCCGGACGCCCACGAGAAGGTCGTCCAGTCGTGGCGGCGGCGTGCGTCAGGCGACGCACGTTAG